GGTAAATTAAGTGGTTTTACAATTGCCTGTGTTCCAATACCACCACGCAAAGTTGCTGTGCCATTGCCTTCGGTGGTATACAGTTTGACAGTTTGATTGGTTGTTGGCGTGTATATGACTCTGGCAGTGGTATTATCATTTTGTGCACCTGTGTCTGTATATGGCACAGCAGTTCCTTTGCCAATACCAGTTGAATCTAATATTGTACTAGGTGAAGTAGCATCTACCCAATTGTATAACAAGTATCCATTTGTAGAATTAGTGAATCCTATAAAACTTCCCGTAAAACTCATGTCATAGGTAATACCCGCAGTAAGTGAAAAAATACCAGTTGAACTGTTGTAAGTTAATTGACTATTGGAATTTGAAACTATAGTATCGAGTATAATCGTTTGAGAAGTACTTAATGTATAACCAGTTACTAAACCAACAACTATGTAAGCAGGATTTACCATACCATAGGTGGTTGGTTGCCCGTTCAATGTAATACTGGTAGCATTAATAGAACTAATATTTGCCGTACTAATATTACCTGTTACCACCTGTGTATTATTTGCGAGGAGTGAACTAATGTTAGCAGTGCTAATATTGGCTGTAGTGACTTGAGAACTTCCTACATTCATGGTTGCAGTGGAAAAAGAACTAGTGGTGATCTGAGCCGATGTCACCGATCCTGTGGAAATAGAACTTAATAACCCTTGCAAGGCCGTGAAGATCCCTGTTTGCTCGGTCAACGAGGATATGGAACTGGTGGTAATCTTAGCAGTACTGATGGTAGTGGTCGAAAGACTTGTTAGAGTGGCCGAACCTCCAACATAAGATCCAGATTGGTTGGTGAGTGAGGAGAGATTGTTGCCAATGAGTGAACTCACCGATGCATTTGCAGTTTGGAAGCTGATGGAAGAAAGGTTGTTCCCAATCAGCGAACTAACCGATGCATTTGCGGTTTGGAAGCTGATGGAGGAAAGATTGTTAGCAACAATACTACTGGTGGTAACAGTAAAAGAACTGAGATTCACTGTGGCAAGAGTAGAATTATAGAATGTAAGAGTGGAAAATCCTGTAGCAGTATTTGAATTTCCATTCGCTACTAACATCATGGAAGTAGAGTAGTTAGTCAAACTAACACTGGGACCTGTAGCACCCGTTGCACCCGTTGATCCTGTAGCTCCTGCGGATCCATTTGCACCAGTCGGTCCTGTGGCTCCTGTAGAACCTGTTGCTCCATTGGAGCCGTTAGATCCTGTTGGTCCTGTAGCACCTGTAGCACCATTGGAACCATTTGCTCCTGTAGCACCTGTAGCACCATTGGAACCGTTTGCTCCTGTAGATCCTGTTGCTCCATTGGAGCCGTTAGAACCCGTTGGTCCTGTTGCACCTGTAGCACCTGTAGCACCATTGGAACCGTTTGCTCCTGTAGCACCATTGGAACCGTTTGCTCCTGTAGCACCATTGAAACCGTTTGCACCAGTGGGACCGGTAGTACCAGCGGTGCCTGTAGGTCCCGTTTGGCCAATGGCTCCTGTTACACCTGCTGTATTTACCACAACTATATTTCCAGAGGGATCGACTGCAATCTTAGCGGTTCCTAAATAAATGGTTCCTGTGGATAAATACAAATCACGAAATCCAAATCCTGTAGACCCCAAATCATAGGCATAATTTGTATCAGGAATTAAGGAAAAAGATATTGTACTATCAAAAGCGCCTGTAGGGCCTGTCATACCCGCATACGAAAGATCATTCCATGCATTGGATCCATCTCCCAATTTGAATAACTGAGTATCTGTTTCTACCGCTAATTCTGCAACTGCTAACGTAGGATTAATAGTGCTCCATTCAATGGAGCTACCGTGACGAAACTGCAATTGAATATTGAAAGTACTAGGAGCTACACCACCACAATTGAATGCCGGTCCTACAATATAGTCTGAAGCAGGAACACCCCCATCAAAGATGTAGGAGGTGATGGGGCCGGTAGCTCCTGTATCACCTGTTGGTCCGGTAGTACCGGTGGTTCCGCCACCACCCCCGCCCCCAGGTCCAGTGGGTCCTGTCACTCCAACATAAGGAAGATCGTTCCAGCAATTCAAACCATCCCCAATCTTAAATAAATTGGTTGGTATTTCTAACCCCATTTCCCCTTCCGCTAGACAGGTATTATTGGATGTCCAACTTTCAGCTGTACCACGACGGAATTGCAGTTGAATATGTAAGTAACCTGGTTCATCTGTACCGCAATCAAATGCAGGTCCTTCAATATAGCTTGATTCAGGTACACCGCCATCAAAGATGTAGGGAATGACAGGGCCTGTAGGACCAGTTGCGCCTGTGGCGCCGGTAGGACCTTCATCACCAGGAGCTCCTACACCGCCTGTAGAACCTGTAGCACCCGTAGGACCTTCGTCACCAGGGGCACCAATACCACCAGTAGCACCAGTAGCACCTGTACCAGAAATTCCCATTGGCATAAAATGTACATTTTTAATAGTTGCTCCAGCATCTCCAAATAAACTATAGAGAAAAAGTCGCGATGTAATGCTAGTCGTAACAGTTCGAACCAATGAATTATTCACATAATAATTGATTCCAGAGGGAGATTCTTGAATTGCAAACTCTGTAGAGGTATCATAGGTTCCAAAACTTCCAACATCGGTTCCACTCTCGTAAATATGAAGTGTTCCATCTTCAGCACAGAAAAAACCATAGTCAAGATTTGCATAGGCGACGGGTGCAGTTGGATCGTAAGAGTATCCGCACATGAATTGGCGATTTGTCTGCGCTGCGCCAAATGTAATCATGGCACCCGTGAGATATCCTTCCAAGGAATAAGCTGCACTATCCCATGTATTTACCCCTCCAACAGGTTTCTGGACATCTGTAATGGAGAGAAATGTGAGAGGAAGACCTGATGTTTGCCAGGTAAAGTTTTGAGGACCAAACGTACCTGTGGCGCCGGTAGGGCCTTCATCGCCAGGAGCTCCTATTTCACCCGTGGGACCTGTTTCACCGGTCGGCCCTTCATCGCCTGGCGCCCCTATTTCACCGGTAGGACCGGTTTCACCGGTTGGACCTTCATCACCAGGAGCTCCCATTTCACCTGTAGCACCCGTGGGACCTAGTTCCCCTGGGGCACCAATCCCACCGGTTGCGCCGGTAGGACCAAGTTCACCAGGAGCTCCTATACTGCCGGTGGCGCCCGTAGGACCTAGTTCACCAGGTGCTCCCATTTCACCGGTTGCGCCGGTAGGACCTACATCACCAGGAGCTCCCATGGCGCCACTGGCGCCAGTAGGACCTACATCACCTGGTACCCCAATGCTACCTGTTGCGCCAGTAGGACCTACATCCCCTGGTGCACCTATACTACCGGAAGCTCCAGTAGCACCCGTAGGACCTTCATCTCCTGGAGCTCCTACTTCACCTGTAGGACCTGCAGTACCTGTTGCACCGGTTGCACCGGCGGCACCCGTAGCACCATCTGCACCATAGCCTGTAGGACCCGTTGCACCGATTGTACCGGTTGCACCGGTATCACCTTTTCCAAAGGGGATTCCTGGTGACCAATCTCCTGATGCACTTGTTTGTTTAATATATAAAACACCATTGGTGGTATCTAAGAATCCAAATCCAGCGTGTTCAGTATCATAGTGATCACGGGTCCAAGGGGGACCGGTGGCTCCACTTCCTGTAGGACCTTGTGCATCTACATTAAAAGAGGTACCTTGATCACCTTTCGGACCGGTAGGGCCGCGATCGCCTGGTGCACCAATTCCACCAGTAGGGCCGGTAAGACCGGTCGAACCTGTTGCACCGGTGGAACCTAGACCGGTTGCACCAGTAGCTCCTGTTAACCCTGTTGCACCGGTAGCACCTGTTGCTCCGGTGAAGCCGGTTGCACCAGTAGCACCAGTAGCACCTGTGGCTCCTGTTAGACCCGTTGCACCTGTTGCACCCGTAGACCCTTGAAGACCTGATGCACCCGTTGCTCCTTGCAATCCAGTTGCACCTGTTGCACCCGTAAGTCCTGTTGCTCCTGTTGCACCGGTAGACCCTTGAAGACCTGATGCGCCCGTAGACCCTTGAAGACCTGATGCACCCGTAGCGCCTGTTACACCTGTTAAACCGGTTGCACCCGTCGCACCGGTTGCACCCGTTGCACCGGTTGCACCGGTTGCACCGGTTGCACCGGTTAAACCTGTTGCACCTGTTAAACCTGTTGCACCGGTAGCACCTGTTAAACCAGTAGCACCGGTTAGACCCGTCGCACCGGTTAAACCGGTAGCACCTTGTAATCCAGTAGCACCCGTTAAACCTGTGGCTCCTGTTTGACCGGTAGGACCCGTGGCTCCTGTAGCACCATTAATGAGTGTGGTCCAACCAATGGTTTGTACAATGGAAGGGGCTTCAAATGAAAAATTCATGTAAAAAGGAGTGGTTCCTGCACGGGAGACAGGGCCATACACCACCACATCATTTTTGTAATAACTTACACTTGCACCATCATATCCGATCATAAAGAGATCGGTTACCAAATAGGTTCCAAGACTTGTAATGGAGGAACCATTTTGATAGACTCTAACACTTCCTGCAGAAAACCATAATGCGTAATTAAAGGCATTATAATCAGCACTTGTAGTTTCTGTTAATCCCATAAAGAAACTAGGATTGGTTGAATTTGGTAATGCTTTGCAGGAGACTGCAATAGGACCACTGTACGATAAATCAGAATGTGTATTATGAGTCCACCCTCCCACACTGGTTGCTGTAATGGTTGTATTATTGTTACTAATTGTCATCGTACCATCCGAGGCTGTAAGAGTATACGAAACCGGTAACACGTAGGGATACAATAAATTATTGAATCCACTACCGGATTGACCCGTAGGACCAGCGGCACCCGTTGGACCTGTTGCTCCATTGGACCCACTTGAACCAGTGGGACCTGCTACTCCAGTTGAACCAGCAGCACCTGTTGGACCGGTTGCACCTGCAGAACCGGTTCCTCCTGTCCCTGTTCCAAAATTACCAAAAGTTCCTGTATAGAGGTAAAAACTAACAGCTGGTGGTTTTGTTTGGGAAATTGTATTTGTAGATTTTCCACTATTTGTACTATCCTGTTGATAGAGGGTTAAAAATCCACCATCTCCATCCAATATATACGCTAAATCTACATTGAGCACGTAATCAGAACCAGACTGGGAAAGGACACCAGATCCTGCAGTACGAAGAATAACTCCTTGGTAATCCGCGGTTCCATTTAATGCAAAGGGCAATGCATTTTTTAACATATTTACACTTGTAGTAGTGACACCAGTACCACGAAACGATTGGTTTGGATTGGCTGAATAAGGACTTAATAGCATATTTTGAACATAATATAAATGAGGATATGCGACTGATTGCGAGATAGAGAACTGATTTACCCCTCCCACATAGGTTGCAAATCCACTCAGATCAGTATTGACGAGTCCAAAGGTGGATCGAATTTGAGAATCGGTGAGAACGGTGGTAAAATCTCCAGGATTGGTGACAGGAATAGGATCGGTAGGAATTTGAGAGGGAAAGATTCGAGTCGGTCCATAGGGTTCCAAATAGGGAGCATTTAGAAAGGTGGTATCCACCACATTATTAGCTTTTTTAAACAGATAAGTTGTCATTTCAGCTTCTGAAAATCCAACGGACGTCGTATCTGTTTGAAATACACTCGATACAAAGCTTCGTTGATCCATCGCCGGGTTCCCTTCTTATTCGTCCGGTTATGTTTTTCTTACAGAACAGTAGGATGCTATCGACATCAAAAAAAGTCTTATTAGGAAAGGGTACCATTGATTTTGCAGATCCTCAATCGGCCTGGACCCCCAATCTCACCACTCTTCCTTCCACTGCTCTCGCTCTCGGATTTGCAGGAACTTTAAAAACATGTGAATTTAGTACTATTAATCTTACCAATTGTAGAACCTACAATGACTATGAACCAAGTTCAATACAAAGTTCTCTTTCAAAAGCCTTTTTAATCAATTCTGCAGGAAGTATTACCTATGCTGAACCCGTGTTAGGGGTTGCATCGACTGCTACAATTTTTGGACCTGAAAATAGCTTTGCATCCAGTACGATTGGGGGAGCCAATATTCAAGATACTATGATGAATATTCCCAATCCTGATACAGTCACGACAGCCATTGCTAAACTAGATGGTTGGATAGCGGGAGCCTTTCTTTTACAACCTCCTGTGGTGACAATCACCAGTACACTTTCTGCAAACGTATATGGTGGAATTCAATGGTCCTATCCTCGTCGGTATCCTTTTTTGAATCAACAAATTCCCTATGTGACCGGAATTGATTTGATTATAGGAAATGGTTCCAATAACAGTGTTCATATGGTCATTACCAATTCCAATTATTTTCCACATTTAAATTTTTTGGATGGTATTTTGAATGATCCCAACCATATACCAGTGAATGAATTTCGTGTCTATTCGGCCTCCTTTCCTGTCTCTGCCAATCTTCTCTATACATCGACTCAAATGAGTACGAATGGATTTTATGTGAGCAGTGCCACTGGAAATTTAGCCATTCCTACGACTGGAAATGTACTGGCGATTACCAGTACGAATGGTGTCAGCACTCTAACCTCCATGAGTCTGTATCTTCCTAATTTAACTACGACCTATCCTAATGGAACTCCTATTCCTATTCAAATTACATTACAAAATGCATCCTTAGGAGATTTCAATCCTCTTTTGAGTTCTATAGTGGAATTATCGCAGGGGCCGCCCAGTGCACCAATTGGAACTACACCGACAGGAACGGCGACCACTGTTTCTGCTAACTTTACGATTACGCGACCCGTGTACAGTGATAGTGTAAATTTGGATACATCGGCAGCTAACTTTAGTACGTATCGAACTCGGTATACGATTGCGCAATTATCCAAATCGCACACGTCCGGTGTCGGATTTCGATATGGTGTAGCGAATGTCAATACTCTTACACAAACTCCTTACAGTGGCTACGTAGGGAATACTTATATTCAAAACAATGCGTATGCTGCAAGTCCTCAAACGATTACGGTAAGTACAGATGGATCCCATCCTCTTTATCCAGCGGTAGTGTGGAGTACTTATACTCAAATGACCAACGTTTTTGCACAAGAAGGGCCGCAATCTTCCACCGTCTTGATTTCTACCATTTTTCACACCGATACGGCGTCTTTGCTTTCAGCGTTAACTTTGAGTAATACAGCAACGACTCTTACACGGTATGCGCCCTCTAACACTGGAGTAAAAACTGTGTCATATTCTTCAGGATGGACGGTGGGGGCCTCGCCCACGTACGATGTCTTTTATCTTTCCAGTATTTCTCCACTTTCGTTTACCATTCCTAACGGTCAATTTAATTCGGCTACCTTTCCTGGTGATCGATCAACAATTTCGTATACCGTGACACATTCGAATGCAGGAGCTGCTGCTGCTTCCACTCTTCAACTATCTATTAGTTCCTATACCAATGATTTTACATTAACAACTTATAGCACATTGAGTACGTATGCGTCTCTTTCTACGATTGTAACGGATGTATTTTCAGGGATTACGGGCAGCAATCTTTTTTATTACCAGGCCTCTCATCGTGGAACGCAGTTACCGGTGGTAAATACTACTACGAGTCCTAATACGTTAGTATTGGTGCAGAGTAATCGACAGATTCCTTCTTACAGTGGAACGATTACCTCAACTCTTACAAGTTCTGTTACGTATCAATTTCATTGTCAGCCGTATTTGAATGTACCGACTGCACCAACTTTACGATACAACTATGTTTGTTCGAATGTTGTACAGGTGAGTGGGTTGTATACACCTGATTGCAATGCAACTTTTTATTACGATTTCACCACCTCTAACATTGGTCATGTATTTGTAGGATCGAATTTTGGACAGGGAACTATGATTCTTGGTGGTACTGCAGCAGGTACAACCACCACCTACACCAACAATATTTTGATTTACAATGATGCGACAGGACTTCAACAAACGACGCTTCCCTTTCTTTCTTCTACTTTGCTACGATTTTCTACTGTTTCAGCGGTAATTAATGCGACACAATATACTACACCAGGTGTATCACGTCCTTTAGGAATTTCAACTACTGTAGTGGGATACAATCCTACTGGAGCCACTACAGCAAGTTCTACTATCTTACTTCAAGTTATTGGATCCAATGCCTATGTGGATACGTATAGTGCAAATAGTGCCAGGAACTTTAGCAATGTTTCCACCTATACGAATGGATTTCGCATTACCACTAATCTTCCAGCGGCTGGATCTGTCTTGAGCAACATCAATGATGGAGTAAGTGGAACAGGTGCGTATGGGGGGGGTCTTTCTACTCTCTATACTCCATTCATTTTCGTGAGTACAAATTCCATTAGTTTATTAAGTAGTATTCTTTATTATCAACATACTTCTTCTCTTTCTAGTATTTATACTAATTATTACACACGTGAATTACTATTAGCCAGTAATACGTACATTCATCCTTCTGGATACAATTATTCTGGATACAATGCATCTATTTTAGGAGTGTCAGGCTATGGGTACCCCAACTTTACGAATGATCTCAATTGGGATTCTAATAACGGTTATCGGTATGCTACGTTTGCCTATCAGAGCAACTTTGCAAATACACAGCAACAATATTTGTATGTAACATTGACTGCACCTTCTGCACTGGGAGGTATTACCACGACGCGATCTACGAATAATTATTGGCCTAATTCGATTGTAGCGGGTCCTAACTTGCAGTACATGAAGGTGCGAATGCATTCTCAACTTTATTACTCTTACACGAGTGGGACGAATCAGTCGAATGTGACACAATGGATTAATGGATTCAAACCAGTTCCTGCGCTTGGGTATGATGATAGTGTGTTTGATATGGGAGGGGGGGTTGCGGTGAGTACACTGGGGGGTGGATCGGTGCAATACAAGATGCAGTTTGGGTCCCGTTTTTACAACAATGTAATTGCGGTGGTACGGGTTGGAATTGCACAGGATGCTTCGATTGGAACGGCTACTCCTATTACGTTCCAATCTGTCAATATTGGATTTAGTAATGTATAAAATTGAATAAATTATAAAGATAAAATTATTTTTTTTAAAAATGGAGGAACTCCATTTAGTTTGTCAAGATGATGAAATATGGTCCATATTATCCATTCTCCGCAATGGATATGATCGAATTGATAAAAAATTTATTCACTCTCTTTTGAAGTATTTTACTACAAAAGAGGCAACTGTTCTTCGATCTATTTGCAAAGAATTTAAAGATGCTGTTGAGGTGACGTTGTGGGATGATTTAAAAACTCCTATAAAAGGAAGTATTGTAGATTGGAAAACTTCTTTTCCTGCTGCAAAATCTGCACGGGTAGAATCCAATCTTACTTTGCAAAATTCTGATTTTATGCATTTTAGTTCTATTCAAAAATTAACACTTGTAAAATGTACTACCATTACTGCATATGCATTGCAACATGTTCCCACACTAAAACAGTTAAAGATATATTATTGTCCACATCTTTGTGAAGGGGTTTTACATATTGTTCAATAAAATTGATATATTTTTCTTATTGTAGAATTATAATTTAATAGTAGAATGGCGTGTACCTATGTTATAGATGAACATGACATTTTAAAGATGGTACGCTGTGAATGCATGGATTTGATTGATAAGCGTATGGATGAAAGGGAAATTGCGATTGAAAAACTACCGCTGGACGAAGCTGCGAAAGATATTGAATATGATACTATGTATGCTTCTGTTGGAAAAGAGATAGATCCGGAATTTACGTATAATACTGCAGAAAAATTACTCAATTTCTTAATTGACAAGAGGATGAGATACTTTAAAAATTCGGTTGGAAAGATATCTCTTTGCAACCAATACATTGGAGATTATCTACATTTGGAGCACGGTGATGTGGTACAAGTAGGAGGGGAAGGATATCGGAATGAGAATTTAATGTTTTGGTCTGAAGAAAGAGGTCTTTTATATCCGGATGTGGAAGTGAATGATTATGGAACGATTCCTTCAGACTTTCGAGTGGGGGAGGAGGAGGATGAATTTCCTCCTTGGCATTGGTGTCATACGATAGAAGGGTATGATGGATTCATTTGGCCCTCTAACATTCTTCGTGATCAGATTTATTCCTCTTTGGCAGAGGTTCCTATTGTTTCTCTTCCCAAGAAACTGCCTATAGATTTTGGCAAAATTGCAAATATCTTTTATACGGAGGTTATGCTTCACGACGAACTGATTCAAGTATTTTCTTTGATTCCGCGTCCCAAGTATTTTAGAACAATTGCAAAAACTGTAATAGAAGGGTATGAATAGGAATGGATACAATTGTGATTGGGGCAGGTCTTGCCGGTCTTACTGTAGCAGAAGCCTTGGCCTCTCGTGGTGAACACGTTACTGTGATTGAAAAATACGGAGTGGTGGGTGGACGAGTAGCTACGATGCATCGTGCTGCTGACGGTAGCGTACCTGCCTTGCAATATGAAATTGGTGCTGGTCGCATTTTTTACAAACATGCACGAGTATTAAAACTGGTTCATGATATGAAATTAGGAGTCTATCCAATTTCAATGGAGGGAATGGAATGGCGTGGAAAGAGTTCAGGCTATGCTTCCGAACCGAATGATTTTGCAGTCTTGTTTTCAGAACTGGGAAAACTTCTTCAGGCTCTTCCTACTCTTGGAATGTTTACGATTGCAGAATTATTAAAGAAGGTAGCGCCTCCTGAATTTCAAACGGCTCTAACATTGAAGTATCCCTATTGGTCTGAAATTAATAGGATGAGGGCGGATGTAGCGTTGGAATCGTTTGAAAAGGGGGGTACGATGGAAGCTCACGATGCTACTTCTTATCTTGGTGTAGTGGAGGGATTGGATGCTATTACCAATGGATTGGCAGAGAGGGCGAAGAAGGCGGGAGTAACAATTCTTTTTCATCATCATGTTTCCGATGTAAAAGGGTATACAGTGATTGGAACGAAAGGAAAGAAAGGAGAGGAAACTTCCTTTACAATGACAGCTAAACGGGTAGTTGTAGCGACTTGTCGTTGCACTGCTGGATCGTTTCCCTCTTTAAAATCCTTACCCTTGTTCAAACTTTTGGATACGGAACCTTTAATTCGTATTTATGCAGTGTATCCCAAGGTGAAGGGAAAGGTTTGGTTTGCTGGAATGGGCAAGGTGATCACCGATTCTCCTTTACGGCATGTGATTCCCATTAATGAAGAAAAAGGATTACTTATGATTTCATATACGGATGGGAAAGATTGTGAATTCTGGAGCAAATTGGAGCAAAAGGATTTGGAGAAGAAGATGGCTGTAGAAGTGGAAAAGGTCTTTGGAAAAGTTCCTGCTCCTCTTTATTTGAAGATGCATGAATGGGGAGCTGGTTGCACGTATTGGATGCCTGGAAACTATGATCCGGTTGAAATGGGTGAACTGGCGCAGCAACCTTTTAAAGCCTATCCTAATTTGCATCTTTGTGGAGAATCGTATTCTATGCAACAGGCGTGGATGGAAGGGGCCTTAGAGAGTGCTGAAGGATTATTGAAAAAGATTTTACACAAGTAGGGATATGGAACTTTTAGAGAAGCTTCCGATACTTGATACAGCAGCCCCTCGCATAGGATTTACTATGATCGAGACAATTGATAAAATTTATGAAGAGTATGCAAAACCGATTCGAATAGGATTGTTTTATCCTGTACTTCCTAAAAAAGTGGAAGGAATTTCTACAGGATTTAATTATAGTCTTGGAATTGGAATGTACGATTCGTATAAATTTGTAAAATTTAAAGTGAATGGGTTAATTCTAGTTTGCGTGATTTTGAAACGGGAAAAAACATCCAAAACAAAAAAACCAAGTCGTGACTATCGTGTTCAATGTATGGGTACAAATAATACAGTTGATATGTATGATACTCCGTTTCAGTTTGATATTCGATCAAAATCAAATATTATTTACAACGGACACATTCATAAATCAACTATACCAGGATTAGAAAAAGGATCGATAGTTACAACTATATGCAATGCTCTCATTGGTTATTTTCAACCAGAAGCCTTTGAACGAATTGATGCTGCTCATATTACCTGTACCAATGGAGATAAATTCTATTTATCTTGGTTACGACTTCTTACAAAACCAACCGATACAGATAATCTTAGTTGGTATAATAGTTTTGGATTGAAACGAGCCTCTCCCTATGTGAGTAATAAGAAACGAATAACAGATACAATTGATCGAATTAAAAATATTACAGTAAAAGAATTAGAAGAATATTATGAAAAGGTGAACAATGTTTTTTCTACTAAAAAATATAAATCAGTTCAAGTACATGAATATATTCCAAATGGATATTTTATGTATATAGATGGTGACGATATATATTATCACCCTTATTTAAATTTTAATACAAATCCACATGAACTATATAAAAAGGCATATGAGATTGTAAAACAAGAAATGCCTTCTGCAACTTTTACAGAGATTCTTCAGAAGGCCTCCTGTGAGGAACGAGCAATTCTGCTTGGTACAATGCCCTATAGTGCACAACAAGGATATGATTTTATATATTCTGGATTTGCTGGATTTTATGATACTGAATTAAAAAAGGAAGCTGTCTTTCCGCATTTGAAAGATATTGTAGCAATGTCCAAATACATGATTTGGAACAATCGAAAATATACATTTAAAAAAGTGTCTAAGACACAAACAATGACTCGTAAAAAGAAGAAGAAATATATTCGAGAAATTAAAACCGATAGCACATAAACAAATATCTATCTGATTCTCACTAGTAGTACTATGGAAAATCAGTTTATTACCCTCTTACCCTCTCTCATCTATATGATGAGTAATCAGAATGGATTTCAATGGATAATGTTACTTCCATTACTACTACCCCTTCTATTACCTTATTTTTCAAAAATAAATTGGAAATGTCCTACGATTCAATCTTTAAAACTGGAATACACGGCTCGAATGAAGATGGAAGAGTGGTCTGAACATCCTACGGCGGTAGTGAGTTGTTTTTCCAATATTGTATGGGAGTGGATTCGGTTGAATGAAGTAGTAAATCTTCCCAAAATGATGGAGGACGTTCAACATCAGCGTAATTATTATTCGCATGAAGGAGTAAAACGAATTATTCCTTTTTTCATTGATGATTCGAGTCGATTCTTTTATCACACGATTGAACCTGCTATACGATATTGCATGTGGGTAGATCGTGAAGTAGACAAGGATGGATTTGAGCATCCTTCTATTTTCTTAAAAATTCAATTTAATTCCAAGGATCCCAAGGACATTGTAGATCATGTAGAATGGATTAAACAGGAATCAGAACGGATTTGCACATCCCGCCATGTCAAACAGCAAGTATTGGTTTCTATGGAATCTACATTTGAAAAAGAATCTTCACGAGATTCGGTTCCTTCCGTTCCTTTTATGGTGCATGAATTTTTTACAACTTCCTCTTTTGATAATTTTTTTAGTGAGGAAGCTGAATCAGTTAAAGCAGATCTTGCTATATTTTTAAATGACAAAGCTACCTATGAACGGATTGGACGTCCTTGGAATTATAGTATTTTGAATACGGGTGCACCTGGTATGGGAAAGACTAAATTGGTAAAAGCAATTGCTGCATTTACAGGCCGAACTTTAATTGTTTTGAATCTTCATCATATTACATCCCCTCTTTTATTGCACCAAGTCTTTCATTCTTTTATTTTGAGTGGAATTCATATTCCGCATGATAAACGATTGTATTATATTCCTGAAGTAGATACTCAATTGTTAGAAGTGGCTAAAAAGCGAGAAAAGAAGGCAGAACCGGTTTTAATTACAGCTGCTGGTGAAAAAACGAAAGAATCTGAACCAAAACCCTCTCTCACGTTGGGAGATATTTTAAATGTATTAGATGGAGTACCTGAACGAACGGGTCACATTCTAGTATTAGATACCAATCGATTGGAAGAATTAGATCCTGCCTTGATTCGTCCTGGACGCATTGATCGTGTCATTGAATGGAAGAAGAGCAGTGCTTCTTGCACTCGAAAGATGATGGAACATTTCTATGGAGAAAAACTTCCTACATCGGCAAAACTTCCTACTCAAAAATTTACACCGGCCGAATTGCAATCAATCTTTTATCGATCATCGACCATTCAAGACGCCGTACGATTAATTCGATAAATTTTTAATGTATAGTGGAGGTGGCCAATTCATCCGCTCTTGCATTTCCAGTACTAATTGGATCTGTTTTTCCTGTATGACTTCGAACATGGTGAAATTCTATTTTGTAAGGAGTATTTTTCCATGTTTTTACAGCTGTAAAAAGGGGTTCAATGATATCTTGGTGGAGGACAGCCTCCCCGTTTGCTTTTGTCCACCCTTTTTTGGACCAGGCTACGGCCCATTTCAGTATGCAGTCCAACGAGTATTGAGAATCTGTATAAATATGAACAGTCGTAGTGCTCCCTTTCCCCATTCGTTGAAGTACAGCTGGAAGTTGAGTAGTAGCAATCATCCAAGCTTTACCGAGTCCTTTTAATTCTGCCCTCTGATTTGTTTGCGATTCAGTGGGAAGAAGAGGTTCAGCCAATTGAGCCATTTCTCTGTAACCAGTTCCTAGTAGACCTACTGAGACACCAAATCCAGCTTTGGCATGTTTCTTTCCATTGTTGGAACAGGCTCCATCGGAGAAAAGGGCTACTTGTTCTTCTACAGGTGCTACTGAAGGAGCAATAGTTGGTGCGGAAGACGATGCGGAAGACGGCGCGGAAGGAGCAGCAGGGGTCGAATTGAAATATCCCATAATAGAACCCGGTCGAACTGGTTTTGCTTCAGTTAGCAAGGATTGAACCAGTGGATCTGCAATTGCAGCGGCTCCTCGTTCTTTTGAATGTTCCACTTCACTCCGAATCCATTTGATTGCAAGTTTACAGGAAAGAGTTCCTTGTGCTTCAAGAAAACGGAGTACCTCCATATCTATTCTTATTCGGTCTTTATTTTTTAAATCATACCACGGTAGAGATGAAGACGCGTCGAAGAGTTCGAGGGGGGGCTATTTTAGGAGAAGGGGCCTATGGAATCACTTACAATCTTTGTAAAGATGATAAAGTATCCTTTTGTAATGAATTAGACAAGCAACCTATCAAACAAATTATTCTTTACACAGTGGATGGAATGGAAACACTCTCTGACAAGAATACAATTCGTCAATTTATAGACTTTTTGCATATTAAGAAAGATCGTATTGCAAAAACATTTAAACCAACGGGTATATTTATTTCGACGACAAAAGAATATTTTGAAAAAGAAATTGAATCCGGTAAAAAAATTATAGAAGTTTATGGAAAACAGGCTGATACATATTTAACGATTGCACCCCTCACCGGATTTCAATCTCATAAACTATTTGGTGCTATTTTTGAAGGATCTGTGACCACGTATGCTATATTTGGAACAAAATGTAATAATAAATTTGAGATTGTTCTTCCTAAATTTATAAAGGATATTTTACAAAGTATTATTATTTTACAAGAAGAGGATATGTTTCACAATGATATTAAATTAGATAATATCGTAAAATGCTCAGATCGATATAAATTAATTGATTGGGGAGGAGCATCAAAAATAAGTAAATTGGTAAAACCAGGATCTCTTCTTACAACTAGTCCAGTTCAATGGTATTGTCATGATTGGCGAGTAATAAAATTACTATGCGTAGAACTTTTACCTTGGAGAGCTCATTATTCAGAACCATCTGCTACCAAATCAGATTTATTCAAAGAAATTCTTGCCAAGATTAAAAAAGAGTTTTATGAAGCAACCAATCACGGCCTATCAAAAGATGAGTTGTTTGAGAAATACAAATACACATTTGATTTGTTTCAACTTGGTATGACCTTAGTCTATGCTATTTATGATAAACCAAAATATCATAAAAAATATATTCCAATTATTGGATATTTAACCTCTCTTACAGACCCTCCTACGAATGCAAAAGAGGCCATGAATCATATAAAAATACTTTTAAAGTGAGTTCTTTCATTCTTACTAAGAATATTTAATAAATATTCTTGTTAAGATTAGAATGAGCAGCAGTAGTCCTCCCCTTGTAGTGGGTCGAAATATTCGCCCCAAAGCCCATGATACAACCCTAGAATTCTGGTGGGGGTATCCTGCCTCCGATGGCGGAGCCGTCATTAGCAGTTACACTCTTTCTTGCGCGGATCCTTCTATATCTCAATCGGTGGGAGCCTCTACCTTTTACAACAAAGTATCGAGTCTGACCAATGGAACTGAATATAGCTTCCAAATTGTAGCCGATGATACTACGAGTGCCTCGAGTGCTCCTGTTACGTTTCGTACGGTAGCACCAGGATCCAAGCCCAGTAGTGCACTCAGCAGTATAGCCGTTGCAACAGGATCCGGCAGAGTGGCTATTTCGTGGGAACCTCCTACAAGTAATGCCACTCCTCCCATTGGATGGTATGTCGTTCGATCCGTCAGCTCTTCTCCCAGCGATCCAATCCTCAAGGTAGATACGTATAACTATCAAAGTACTGCTACCATCAGTAGCTTGAATACTGCCTCTATGTATTCGTTTAATGTCTATGCAGTCAATGATCCCGGCTACAGTATCGCAGCCTCTACTCTTTCCATCAGTCCCAATTTATCGGTAGGGGATGTCTTTACCTATATTGAATTATATACACCGGATGGTGGATCCTATTACACCTACCGCATCTATAGTAAGGAAACAGGTTGGAATGTGGTAGAATCTCCTTACACCGTGAGTGATTATGACGGACAATACACTTCTTCCAATTTTGATTTGGATTACGACTATAATGGAACCTCTAACACCTTCTGTACGGGGTATTACAGTCGCTATAACAATCCTGATGTAGGACGTGGTGAATATAAGATGGAATTTCGACGCACCGATGGGTCATTGCTTCGCACAATCAGCATATTTGATAACAATTATAATTGGGACTTACCTCGTTCCTATGGTACTTCCAATACCGGATTTTTCTACAACAGTAATGATGTAACTAGTAATTTTGATATACAAATGTATCAACCATATACCAATACTTATCAAACATCTTCCATCATAAATACTAATAACTATATGAATGTAGAATTATTAAATAATGGTGTTTATTTTGTTACCTCTAATGTGGATCACTACAATCATTATATCTGGAACATTAATTCTAATACACCTACCTTGATCTTATCCACATTCAATTATTATGATAGAGATTTACACGGTGTTAGCACAGCCACATTTCTTGTTAGTCGAACACTTGATTCAAACTACTATGATACAATTACTTATATGGATGATACTGGATTTTCATCCAACTATTCATTGGCATCCAATACATATACCAATATTAGTGTAACACAATATGGAGATCGTGGAGATCATGCCTATTTTAAAGGATATAATTCAAATACCAGTAATTATGATCTGTATGTATTTAATCAATTGCCATCCATGACACCGGTCATCCTTTCAAACCTTCAATCCAATCGATATATATTTGATACGTATTATGATAGTACATACAATGATGTGAATTACAATCAAACCTATACATCCGATTCATTATTAGTTCTAAGTCTGCAAGGAACTAGCTATTATATTACTTCAGGAAGTAATTCAAATTATGGTTCTGTAAATATGTTTAACGAGGGAAATTTTATGGATATAAAAATTACATTACAAGATAGTTCTATTCCAGTGGATATACCTTATGCATCCTATGGAACTTCCTACCAGACATCTAACTTTGGATATTTGGTGGGATCTATGGATGCATATCCCCATACCTCTCTTACCTATGCAACAGCTGGATCGAATGATATCTATGTACATGGACAATATCAAGTATTAAATGGCAATAATGGATTATTTTCTACGTTTACCGGTTCTTACACATGTGCCAATGGTAATTACGGAACCTATTGGGTCCGCCAAACAGGAAGTTCTGCTCCTAGTACAGATGTAGCTCCCTTTGGAGTCGATCTATGGTATTCGGTAGAAAATAGCAATTGGGGATCGGTTCGAAGTTCAGATGGTATATCGTATCAGAATAGTCCATATTATCAGTATGATTATCGCACAATCGTCTCTGGTTCTAACTTAATCTTTTGTAAATCGTTGATTGGATCTATATCAAGCATTAGTGCACAATGGGAAGGAACTTTTCTGGATGAAACAACCATTGTCAACTTCTTACAATCGTATGTGAATGATGCTCCCTTTTGCGACGATCCAAATAACTTTAGTACCATCAATGTACGAGCCTTTGATGAATGGAACATCAGCACAGGACATGTCTATTATAGCAGTTTAACAACCAGTTTTCCCTACACGTATGATGGATATATACAGGGTCCTGCCTTTGGAAAAGGAACTGGTTATCTTATTACGGGATCCAATACAACTGTGGTAAGTACAATCTTTACAAGTTCAAACCTATTAGCCTATAGTTGGACAACATTGAATTCCAATGGTGCTGGATTTATTGAACAGGAACAGAATGTAGTGAAGGCGCATGTTCTTACAGCAAGTGGTGAAAGGTCTACGATTTTATCCACGGTAGCTACCTTTTCTCCAACCTATGCAACCTATACAGATCAAACATCCTTTAGTGATTTATTTTATTACAATATACACTCTGCTAATAATCCAAATTGCAATTCCTTTTTATTTGTTGTATCCACCAATGGAAGCCTTCTAACAGCAAGTGAATCTTCTTCCTATACAAATACTCAATTTTCAGGACATAATGCGCTTATATATGATAATAATACCTCTAATGTAAATATCATTCAAAATGGTGTACTGACCTCTACCATCAATATGCCGTATGGGGAAGATAATATGGAGGAGCCATATCCTGATTTTGCAAACGGGCAGTTAGCCATTACCAGCTATGATAATATTACTAGTAATACATTTATTGTAACCGTCACCAATGATGCCATTTCTACGTTCAGTACAAATTTTTTTACAGACAATACCAATTCATTTTTGACGCAGTCCTTTTTGATGATGTGGCATGATTATCCTTTCACGTTATTGGCACGTGATATAAATGCAGGAATTAATTATGGATTTAGTACGATTGGTGATTTGTATGAAGATTATTACTATAACCAAGCCGATTCTATTGGATTTAAGGTAATCGATGATAATAATGGTGCACGAAACTATGTCGTGTTTAATTTCTCTACCACCACGTTTAGTATGCTAAGCACATCGTCAGCAGAGAATGAAGAATACACCTTTACCACATCTCCTTATTGGAATGATTAATTAATTTATTTTCTTTTGTAAAACATATTTTATATGATTTACAATAGATGGGAAATATAATACCAGGTCCCCCTACCCTACGGGATGGGTTAACTCGACCCGATGCAAAAGATAGTACATTAGAATTTTGGTGGGAAGAGCCACCTGGTCAGCTGCCTCCTGCCGAAGTGAGTAGTTATACTCTTTCTTGCTCCTCCATCCCTTTTTCTCAATCGGTCACCAGTTCTACCTTATATATAAAAGTATCAAGTCTTATGAATGATACCGAATATTCGTTTCAAATTACAGCAGCAAATTCAAATGGCGAGAGTATTCCTGCTTATTTTCGAACCGTGCAGCCTGGCCTACCTCCAAATCCAGTTGCCAATCCTACAGCGACTGTGCTAAGTAATGCTGTAGTTCAAATTGGGTGGGAAGGTCCTACCCCCGATCCCTCTATTCCTTCGACTGGTTGGTTTGTAGTGCAATCGGTCAGTTCCTCCCCCAGCGATCCTGAAATTCGTATCAGTGCCTATGCTACTGCTAGTACCGCAGTGATTAGCTCCTTGAATACAGCCTCCCTCTATTCCTTCAATGTCTATGCAGTGAATGATCCTGGCTATAGTTATGCAGTTTCTACCATTGCAATCAGTCCAGTCATTGGAGTAGGAGATCTTTACACCTATTTTGATATTGTTACAGTTTCTGGATCCAATGATTATTATTATCGCATTTATAATTCTTTAACAGGATGGAGTGATGTGATTGATACGGGTATCGATTCTACTCAATATAACTATGAAAACAGCAATGGTGGTGGGAGTAATTATGTATTTGGAAGTTTTTACAATCCTACCACCAGTAATTATGCAGTTCCTTTTTTTAATACAAATGGAACTGCTCTGCAAACCATTGCATGGGATGGAACCAATGATAATTATCCTATATTTCCTAATTCATTTTCAAATGCTACCTTCTTTAGTGTAAGTTCTAATTCTGGAACGGGGTTGTATGATTTGCAATTATATCAACCCAACAGTGGATTGTATCAATCTACTTCTATTGTAGCAAATTATTTTACAGAAGGTCCTGCTGTCTATGCAATTCCTCTTCAAAATAGTGTAGTGTTTCTGACCGGTTCTGCATCAAATACAATCTTAAATTATATCTGGCCGGTTGCTCAAAGCACCCCACTCTTTTTATACGAAGGAAGTGCATTTTTTGAAACACAACCCTTTGGTATCAATTGTAATACAGGAATGTTTAATGCAGCTGCCGTCAACAGTACCGATTACTTCGATACAGTCAATTATATTACAGAACCGAGTACCTATACTACATTAGCATTACCTGAGAGTACGTACACTAATTATTATTATCCTGGAGCAGGTGGGTACGGAAATAATAATGGTAATAATTATCTTATCACTTTCTACAATTCAAATACAAGTCTGTATGACATCTATGTTTGGAATAACTTCTCGAATAGTTCTAACTTTTCAAACCCTGTGATTCTTTCTAACATTGGAACTACAAACAATATATTTGGATTTGTATTTTACGGGTATATAACCTATGAGGCTACCTATGCAACAAATGCATTTTTAGTATATGATTTTGATTCCAATACTTTTACAAGCAATCAGACTGGAATTGGAATTACCTATTCTGTTTTTGACAATGGATCTACTTATTCAACAGTGTTTACTTCTACCAATTTAGCCTTAGGGAGTAATTTTACAATTAATTCAAATGCGACAGGTGTTCTTCAACTGGATGGTGATAATAATGTAGGAATTGCTCTTTGTTCTCAAGCCTTTGGACAGAGTACAATTGTTCTTTCTACAGCAACAGGTTATCTTGATTCTCTTTCTACATTTAATAATATATTCTATAATTATACAAATTTTATAAGTGTAAATCTTCCTCAAGTCGATGGACTGTTTAGTAATTTTGTAACCATTCAAACGGATACTGGAGCTATTACAGCATTTAGTACCAATAGTGGAATTGTTGAGCAAATCTATTGTGGATCCACTGGAATGGTAAAATATAATGATGGAACCTATGATTTACTTTTTAATGGGATCATAACCTCTAACATGCCTGTTATCGATAATAATGGTGTTAGTTATGCTCAGCCTGATTTTGCTCTTGGATATGTGTATGCAAGATACTTTGATGGATCTAATTTTACTCTTTACACTGCAAAACCGAGTGGAGTTGTAACCAGTACAGTCACTACATTTGTAAATAATCCATTTTATACGGCAACTCCGAGTAGATATTTTGCACGAAATAATTCTCCATTTACTCTTATGGTACAAGCATTGGATGATACTCAATCATTCTATTCTACTTTTGGTGTAGCAGGAAATACAACAGAAAATGATTTTTTTCATCAAGCCGATTCAGCATGTGTTTCCGTTTATGATTCAGATACTGGACACAATCTATATGTTGTATACAATTATGCAAGTAATACATTTACAGAATATACCGAGACGGATACAATTGTTCAAGATATGATTACCACCTCGCCCTATTATTGGGGATTAATTTAACAGACCCTAGTAGAAATGAACCTAGTTGTGTTTGTAAAGGCGGAGAATGCTCCCGGTGTATCACCTTCTACTAGTTCTGCAAATCGTTCTGTTATTCGCACGGTGAACTCCAGTTCCTTTCGTCGCACGGTTGATGCTGCGACCGTGCTCTCTGCTACGACACTTCAGGCTGATTCGTTGGCCTTGTTTCCAGTTGCCTTGCAACCTGATGCCCTTTTCCTCCGTATTAAAAACAATGGAAAGGAGCTCGATCTTTCCAAGACTTTTACGGAGAATAAGGTGACGGAAGGAGCCATGTTGGAGGTGCAGTACTTGCTACGCTAATTACATTCTTTTTAAAGAGTTGTAAAATTTAAATGAAAGTGGCTGTCATCACGTTCCTAGTAGGGCCTGATTACAAACGATGGATGGAACCCGGTCTAGCTTCTAAACGAGAGTGGTGTAAGAAACAAGGTTATGATTTTCATTGTGGAGGAGAGACTGTCTGGGATCATTCTCGTCCTATTTCTTGGTCCAAAGTTCTCTATTTTCGGCAATTTCTTGATTCCGGTTATGATTATCTATTTGTTTCCGATGCGGATGTTCTTATTACCAATTCAGACTTGAAGATTGAAGATATGATTCTCCCCCAGCTAGGAGATAAGGATTTACTATGGACAAAGGATGAATGTGGGAATCTCAATGCAGGACATTTACTTCTTCGGTGTTCCGCTCGTACATGGTTGAAAGAATATTTTGATTTAGTTTGGAACCAGGAGGATGTCATTCATCATATTTGGTGGGAGAATGCTGGTATGATCAAGGTGGTAGAGACGTTTCCCGAACATCTCGCTCATATTGCCACGTGTAAAGAATCTTGGTTGTTCAATGCCTATCTATTTGGTCCTACTGGAAAGACGGTGGATCCTCCCCGGCGTCTGTGGCAAAAGGGGGATTTGTTGATTCATTTTGCAGGAGTCTACCGCGGTCCCAAGATTCATGCAATGATGAAGTATATTTGTGAAACGAAAGAGATAGATCGCGGTTATTTAGAAACTCTTTTGAAAGACTAATTTTGACTTTTGCATTTCTATGTAGGATAGAGAAAAAAGATCCTTTTTTCTCTATCCTACATAGAAATGCCCAGCACTCGTCGCAACAGTCTTGGACGCAACCACAACAAGCTTGGTCGTTTTACACCTAAATCGACTCGCAAGTCTTCTCGCAAGTCGAGCCATGCCACTCGCAAGTCTGACTCTCCTAAGAAAACGGTTGGATCTAGGGCGGAAGTAATGCACGGAACTGCGGAACGAACCTCCGGCAATCTCAGGAAGGGCGACTTGGAACAGAAGGCGAATGGACGCATTGTCAGTCGCAAGGCAAGTGCGGCCGGTAAGAAGGCTCTGAAGCGTCTAACTGATGCCGGTTACATCGCGAAGAAGGGTGAATTCAAACTCTTTAAGAAGCATTAAGTACGGTTCTCAAAGTTTGAACTTCCTTTTTCCATTCATATTCTAAAATTGTTTTACGTGCTGCTGCACCATGCTGCGCACGTAATTCTGAATCCATCATGTATTCTTCCATGGCCAAACAAATATCCTTTGGATCAACCAATTCTGATATTCCTCCAATACCACCTAATGCCATAGGTAAATAGGTTCGAAACACTGGTTTGATTACTTTTGAATTGATATCATGTTTGCAGAAATCCTTGAACCCTCCTACAAAAGGTACAATCTGTGGTATACCCACTCCCATGGCTTCAAATTGACACAATCCAAATCCTTCTCCATCCGCTGCCGTGACTCCAACATCGCTCATTGAATAAAGTTCATTGATCAACTCATCGGTAAAACTCATGGCCTGTTTTACTAATAATAGTTTGTTCATATGGGCCTGAATTGAAACTTTCAAAAGAGTAAGTTCTCTTGCAAAGATTTCCAGTAACGTATACCCTCCTTGTTCCCCATTGTCACAGATGCACATGAGAAGAACAGGTTGCGTAGGATGCCGTGCCACTAACTGTGCAAAGGCCATAATCAATAAATCATAATGTTTTCTAGGAGTATTACGATTCACATTCAAAAACAAACAAGCCTCCTTTGGGATTTTATGTTTGATTCGTAGTTCTGCTCGATCCTTGGGAACAAACTGCGTTGGATCAAATCCGTGTCTAAGAATATGAATTGGTTTTGTAATTCCTTGCTTCTGTAAAACTGTTTTCCAATACTCTGTAAATGCAAAATAACTATGGGTATCTTTATCAATTCGTCCAAGGAGTTGCGGTCTCTGCACATCATACACTTGATCAAAATAAATCATCATCTTGTATTTGGATCGTTCTTCAGTAGTTAGATTCTTTTCCAAACTATCTAGAAATTGACACATAATGGCTGCATCATTGTAAATGAGAATTACATCAGGTTGGACACGTTTGACTTCGGTCGGAAGAATAGAAAACCCAAATCCTCCTTCTGATTTTCCAGCCGCCTTCTCTTTTTCTACAACGTCCACAACGTCTACATTTGAAGGATAGGTTCTCCAATCGGGACTGGCCAATCCTTTTTGAAATCCAAAATGGGTTAATTGAATGGCTGAATCTGTGGCTAATTCTTTCACCAAATGATAACTAACTTTGCTATATCCTGTACATTGGTGGGCATGAGTACTCACTAAGAGAAACTTTTTCTTGGTTCCTACGGCGCTTAAAAGGGCATCCAGATTATTATAAAACGAAAGATTCATTTTATAAAAGCCATCGTAAAATTATATTTAAACTGAACGCTCTTTCAGTGGTTAGAATGGTTGTTACACGATCTGGATTCAAAACAAAACCCTATTATAAAACATATATAAACACTATACCCTTATATAAATATAAGAAGTTGGTACGAATGTCAGATACGGAAGGAAAGAAGAAAGCAACGATTCCCTTGGCTCTTCGTCAGCAGGTATGGAAGACGTATGTGGGTGAAAAATTTGCATCCAAATGTTTGGTAGGGTGGTGTACCAATCAGATTACGGCGTTTGAATTTGATGTAGGACACAATCTTCCTGAGAGCAAGGGAGGAACGTTGGATATATCAAATTTGCGACCCATTTGTCACAAATGTAATATATCGATGAGTAATAATTATACAATTGATGAATGGAATAAATTGAGTAAACCGGTGGGTGCTTGTGGAATTTGGTGCTGTTAAGAACTTGTAAGAATAGTAGAAAGAATTGTTCGGAACGATTGTTTCTTTTGTATCCACCAGGTTTGGAGATCTTGGCGGTGTTGTTCCATAACCTCAGAATTCTTTGAAAGTTGTTGAAGGAGGGTAGGAGCCTGAGCCCAGGAAGGAAGGGCTAAAATAGGAGACTTTCCTAACACCTCCGTGTATTCATCCCCTAGCTTTCCTTCTGAGGGAACATAGAGGGGGATGGCACCTGCCTCTAAGGCTTCGTAGAGTCGAAAGGATTCTAACGACCAAAACCCAGTAAAGGCTGGTACAAACTTGGTGTTCAAGAGTTGATCGGTATACGCTGATCCTACGAGAGGAGAAGGATCGCCAAAGGTGGCTTTTGTTTTCTTTTCAAAGGGCGTGAGAGATTCTAGGACGCGGAGGGCGTCTGCTCGTCCAGGACGATCAATACTTCCTGCAAAACTCCACAGAAGGGATCGTTCTGCAAATGTACGATTTGCTGAAATGGATTTTGCACTATATCCCAAGGGAATGGTCAGTACATTGGATCCAAGATCCTTTCTATAATAATTTCTGATCACCTGTTTTACAGCAGGATGATTGTACAACTCAATAGGATCCTTTCCATCCTCATCACTCAGATGCAACAGAATTACCTTTCCTTCTGCTGTATCAAGAAGTTCCTTGTAAAGCCCTACTTGAAAAGTAGGTGGGGTTCGTTGATAGAGAAGAATGGAATTATTGGGAAGTTTTTCTGCAGGAAATACATGTAGTGGTGTTTGAAATATATCTTCTAACCATGCTTTTTCATAATCAATTCCTGTATTTTCAATAGCATATACCGGTTTACTATTGCTGGGATGATCGGCCGTTGTTGGTATAATTTGAGGTTTCATAAAACTTGCCATAACACTTACAATTTCATCTGGTAAAAACGATTCTTCATATAGTTTTAATTCTTCTTCCGTAAAACATTCTTTATTATTCCAAATATCACTATCAAAGGTATCTTCACGTTTTAAATTATTAAATTGAGATGTCTGATACTTGGGATCTAGATCTTGGAAACAATAGGTTAATAACGGGGTTGCAACATAGGTATTCATTTGTAATGAATGGTGTCCTAGAAAATGATCTACTACCAGAGGAAATTTTAGTTCTGATTCATCTAAATAATTGAGTAATTTTTGAGCACACTTCTTTGAAATTATATAACTATAAGTGCAGAAATGAAAAATAGGAATAGGGGTACTGCTAAACAATGTGTTTGGTTTGATAGTTGCCCAATACGAATTAACAGGATTTAGAACAGAAGAAAGTGCTGGTTTATTGGGAGGAAGAATTCCACCGAGGTAGAGCAGTTCTGCATCTTTGGGAATTGCATCTGCACATTGTTTCCAAATTTTTGTCCAATCAGGTACAAACCGCACATCGTCTTCTAACACCAAAAAGTAACCATCTTCTTCTTTTACAATATTTGACCAAATTGCAATATGGCTCATGTTGCATCCAATAACAGATTTCTTCCATCCAAAGTTATTCTTTTGAAACAAACTATAAATCTTAGATGACATGGATAGTGTTTTTCCATTTACCGCTGAAATACGTGTTGCAAATGATTCTAATGACGGTTCCGCTTTCAGAAGAGACTCCCATCGATCTTTACGTGTATCCAAATTTACAACATATGTTTTTACAATTTTTGCCGGTTGCACAGATGTTTCAGGTTTTACAAGTGCAAGAATCTTTTCACTCATTGTTTTGATAGTGCGTAATGCTTTGTCATGAAGCTCTTTATTCAAAATAGGAGTTGCTGCGAGTTGATTGCATCGATTAGAATCCGTTTCCAGCTGTTTAATTACCTCTAACACCTGTTCAGGTGATTGTAAATGAGATACATTTACAAATGAATTTGGTACAAAATCACTATCAGTGTTACTATCGCCCCAATAGATGGGAATGCATCCTGCCATTTTGGAATGCAACACTTTTTCTGTAATATAACCAGAAGCCTGAGAATTTTCAAAACTAATTGTAAATTTATGTTGTTTGAAAAAGTGATGTTTTGAAATATCACCGCATCCGCCACCTGGATAGAGAAGACTGAGTTGTCCTCCAATATTATTATACAATGCTCCTCCTGAATTTACCTTTTTATAATTATTTACTAGTTGAAATGTATTATTTCGAAGTTTGCAAATAGGATTGCTTACAACAAACCCACAGAATTGATGACGATCCTGCAATAAAGGAGTCGTTACTGCAAAATGAACAGGTAGTCGAATGGGATTATCAATGCAATTTTCAGGTAGTGTGGTCGCTGAAGAATTCCAATCAATAAACATCATCCAGGTTGGAATACGCATGTGAGTAGAATCTTCTTTTCTAGAAGAGGTTAGATACAGTGAAATAGAAGGATCCTCTGGAGTATTCCAATTTTCAGCTGTAAAAAAAACTTTTGGAATAGTGGAAGGAATCGTTTTCCAATTTTCACTGTAAGGACCGCAAATTAATACTGCTGGTGGAACCGTGCAATCTTTATAGTTCACACCCACTACATTTTTGTTAATAGTTTGTAAAGAATCCATAATAAAATTTGTATTATAGTTAAATCCTGGCCACATATCTGAAAAGGCTATATAGATTGATCTTGTTTCTACAATAAGTCCTGAAAGAAGAGATTCAACCGTTGTAAAAATACCTTTTTCTTTTATAGTAGTAATAAGCTGTTGTGCACCCTTTTGTGTTAGAATATATGCCTGTTTTGAAGTAGTTATCCAAACCATATCTGTATTTATTGAAACTGGTAGTATTTTATTCCAATCTAATGGAAGTTGAACACTATCTTCCATAATAAGATAGGGTTGTCCCACTGGATCATTGGCGCATTTCTCCCATAATCCAAGATGAGAAACAGCTTCTGCCATAGATGCTTTATTCCATTTAAAATCGTTAATGCGGAAGAGATGTGCAAGTTGTTGGGTAAGGGGAAGGGTTATTAAATCAGTTGCTGTCCATTTATAAGTGTTCTTGTACAAGGAGGGGTGAGACTCTTTGAATAGTTTGAGACGATCGGGTCGACGATCCAGATTAATTACAAAGGCTTCCCCAATACCAGGAGCGACTGGTACAAAAGGTTTGAAGTTGCCACGATGGACGTACAAAGGAGTTCCCCATGATTGGGCCCGTCGTAATGAATGATCGCAGTAGAAATCGTTGAGAGGAAGTCGAGGCGCTTTGCAACGGGAGGAAAGAATAGAAAGAATGGATTGATCATGGCGATGTCCAAAACAGACGCCTCCGTAGGGTTTCCACTTGTCTCCTTTAATCGACTCTGGATGATCTTTGGCAATTTGCAGAGCTTTTCCAAAGAGTTCAGACTGGTACCGACTTCCAACCGTATATCCACTGAGTCCAGCGGTAATTTGATGTTCTTTCAACTCTTGTACTGTTGTGGAGAGAATTCTACAGAATTCAGGGTGGCACCATCGTTCATTGCACTGCTCTTCATCATCCAGAAGAAAGACTTGCTTCTGATCCAATTGATTCCAAATGTTGGTTAAAGGGGCAGCAACATAGACACCAGCATCCAGATAGAGAATATTAGTATCTTTATCAGCTTTGGTACCAGCATCATGAAGAACCCATAGTTTCCAAGCAAAATGCTGAGGCTCCCAAAATCCTTCCCATGGTGAGAGATTGGTTGGAAGAACACGAATCTCCACTCCCTTTGGATATTGTTCAACTGGTACATCAGGCCATACATACAAAACTTTCGGGCATTCTTTTACAGACTCTAACAATAGTTTGGCGGATTCAATAAATTTTGCATTGGCGGTTGTAACAAATACTTTAGGGTTAGTCTTTACTTCAACTGGACGGATTACCAGTTGAGGAGAAACATGGGTAGGAGTAGTGGGAGAAGGAGGTGCAGTAGGAGTTGCGGTTGCAGCAGGAGCAGTTGTGAGAGTTGTTGCCCATTCACTTTCTGCAACGGTAATATCACGACGAAGAGCAATAGCTGCAACAGCTTTTACCAAGATTCCCATGGTAGCTTCACATTCTTTTCTCTTTTTAGCCGAAAGGGCTGGAATGGATTGCATTGCCTTGCAACGGGCCTCATCCATATCCAACTCTTTTAGCTGTTTTACCAAATCATCGCCATTTCCACACTTTCCTGCATGAAAGAAACCAGCTTCTTCAAAATCATTCATGACCAATGGATCACCCCAATAAATGGGAATGGCACCGGCTACTTTGGCATGAAACAACTTTTCCGTACAATATCCAGGACTCGAAGAATTTTCAAAAGCGATAACAAACTTGGAATTTTTATAATACTCAACTTTGATTCGTTCACCCCCTCCACCCCCTGCTCCTGCAGGGAGAGGACCTTCAGGTCGATTGCAAAACAATCGACCCGCTGCTTCTACCGGTTTGTATTGACTAATTAGTTGAAAGGCTGTATTCCGTAGAGGATTGCTAGGATTTGTGGCTACAAAGGAACAAAAGCGCTTCCAGGTGGAGGGAGTGGCCGTCAGACACTCTTCCAACTCTACTGGAATCGGATTTACAAACTTGGCTGGATCTTTTTTAAACCAATTGATTTCTGTCATCCAGAGAGGAAGGCGAATGTAGGGGGTTCCTCCCTGTTTAGGATATTCAAAACCAAGATTTAACAGAGTCTTATGATCAGTACGAGAAGAAGTATTTTCTCCAGTATAAAATATCTTTGGAATCTCTTTCCAAGTTGGTTTCTGATGGTCTGTTCCAAAAGGACCGTAGAAAATGATAGAAGGATCAATCTTGGTGATTTCTACTCTAAATCCATGAGTCTGTCCAGCCCAATTGAACAAATGATAGAAAAAGTTATACTCTGGTTGAAAGTTTTCCCACATATCTGCAAAGGCAATTTTTAGAATAGAGGTTGAAAGGGTAGGAATGGATTTTACAAGAGTTGCTGTAGTAAGAGCCTTTAGCGCTGTCTGAAGACCCTCTTGCACATTGGAACCTGCAGGACCAAACCGCTCTTGTAAGGTTCTCTTTCGAATTTGAATAGCTGTAGGATGAAAAAATCCTTTTCCACTTTCTGCATCCTGTTTCAATCGAATCCACGCCTCCTGTGCATCCTGAATTTGATTTAATTCGTAGTAATAAGTTCCTCCCATTGTTTTAGCAATTGCACAATTATGAATCATAGGAATTCCCAAATAAAGAGCATCGAGGAGAGTAGCTTTCAGAGGTCTCCACCGTTGATGGCAAATAAGAACCGTCTTATCACGTCGCATATCTGGAATACGTAGCCGTCCTACAAAATTTCCACTAATATCTGTCCCTAGATTACAATTTTTTACAACATTAGATTGAAAGAACTGACTTTTAGCAATTCCATCCCCATTATGAACCATCCAACGAACTTCATCTCCCTTTCCACGAATGGCACTTACAATATTCACAGGAAGAATTGCACTGCTTGAATTACTCATATTACTTTCAGTAATGCGGAGACACCAGGCCATAGTGGCAGGTGCACCGGTGGGAACTTTTGCATCAATCTCTTTTGCAGAATCAATCCATTCAGGAAGTTTTGTTTCCTTTTCATACACATCTAACGGGAGTGAATCCCACATAAATGGAATTTTTGTAACTTTTACACCCGATAGAAATTCCAAATACCGTGTATCATCTTCTTTGTAATGATTCCAGGTCCAAATACCATGAAGATTTGTAAACTCTCGTTTACTAGGATTGCACTGATAGACAGAGGATTCCATATCATGAAAAAGAGGTGGATAATGAGCAAAATGAATTGTTTTCTTCGCCACCTTCGGGCGATCTTGGGCAGGGACAGGCCATACCACTTCCACTAGCAGATCATAAGGAGTCTCGGGAATTGAAAAATGTTTACGAACAGGAACACTAGCTTCATATTCTTTGCAATCGATAAACCATAATTTTTCTCCAGAGGGTGCTAGGAGTTCTACGGTATGCCCTGCGGTGGCAAACGCTCGTGAAAGAGCTACCGCTACTTGCGTGATAGCTCCACTAAAATAACTATTTTCAAATCGCCCTGTGATGGCAACCCGCATGTTTCTTAGGAAATGGATTGCAATTGGTTTAGATAAACGTACCGTAAAGAATTAAAGTAAGCCCTGTCCAAAGGACAGGGCTTACTTTAATTCTTTTGGGACCGTAGTATTAAATTAAGCCCCTCCCCACAAGTGGGGAGGGGCTTAATTTAATACTTGGCGGTAAAACTAAAAATACATTGTAGAATGCTACGTCTAGCCAGTGCGTTTCTTACACTTGCTACAACTGTCCTAGCGGGGAACGGTCCAAGTGCCCTTTACAATGCGTTAAACGGTCAAACGTTCAATCCTCCCGGTTACACCCTTGTCCTGTATCAATCTTGTATGCAAAATCAAAATGCAGGAAATTCCTGTGGATCCTTCAGCACCTTTGAATCCTCTAACGGACTTTATACCAGTCAATTATATGGCCCTGCGGCTGCCTCTGGTAACTGCGCTAGAACCTTTCGTCTCTCCTTTGCCTGTGGTCCTACCGTTTCAATGAGTGGAGTGAATGAAAATCCTACTTGCGTCTATGCCGCCACTCTAACACACCCCTATGCGTGTGGCTTGGATATGACGGTAGGAAATGAAGCGGCTTCTGTCTCTCCTACTGCTCTTCCTCCTACTACAACAGGAACTCCTTCTGCAAATATGACACTAACCGCAACAGCTACTACGACTCTAACATTGACTTCCACTCCTACTATTACCAGTTCTACCAGTACAACTCTAGCTCCCTCTGCTACTTCAACTCCTCTGTTTGTAATCACTGCTTATCCTACCACTACTGCTACAATGACATTAACGGCTACAAGTACACCTTTGTTCATGATTACAGCGTGGCCCTCTTCTTCTCCAGTCAATGTATCCGCTACCTCCACTCCGTTATACTATATGACGGCCTATCCTTCTCACAACCCAAATAATGAATCGGGGTTGTTAGGAGGTTTATTGGCAAGTGCGCCTAGTTCAGTTGCAACTATCTTAGGAGGCGTAGCGGTAGGAATTGCAGGATTGGGAGCCATTGGATTTGCAGTAAACTATTTGAAAAAGGGAGGCACCTTGAAAGGATTGCTACAAATTGCTAAATCAAAACAAGGGGAAATGAAAGCCATGTTGCCTCCTTCTTTGAAAGCAAAAGTAGATCAGGTAGAAGCGGATCCTCGGTTTCAAACAGCTCTGCAGGTAGCTGAAGATCCTACTAAAGCTGTCCAAACTCTAACCTCTGCGCTGCCTCCTTCCGTACAGCAATTAGCTCATGCAGTGCCTCCTCAACTAGCACAGGTTCTTCTACCACAACTAACATCAGGAGTACCACCGCAGCTATCGCAGATTCTTCCTGCTCAGCTTACACATCATCCAGCGTACAGTGATGCACCGTTTGAAGCCTCTCCCACCCTCCATCAAGTTGTTACAGCTGTATCTAATTCAGCTCCTGTTGCAGAACCCTTAGCTCCTCAGATGGCTACCTTGGAAGTGAGTGCGGAACAGGTAGAAGCCATTCAAGCCTTTTTGGCGTCCAAAGGGGCGGCTCCCTGAACTAGTTTGAACGGTTGTAAAGAAAGTTTGGGAGGAGCAGCCTGTACAGGAGGAGGAAGAGGAAGAGGAGCTTCTGCAACATCTTCTATCGTTGCTTCCTCTACAGGTTTTCCTTCTCGTATATCTTTAATTTCCTCTTCTAACTTTTTTAATATATTGGCATTATTCTTTTCATAGATGTTTAATAATGATGCGAGTATATTTAATCCGATTCCTAGCCAAATTAAATAGGGTAAATTATATCCAGTCGCAACAGTGGTGGTAAGAATTCCTGCAGATTGGACTAAATGAAAAAAATAAATTAAAAAAAGATTACATTTATTTAAACAACTTCTACGGGAGATAAAATTTTTTAATTCATCCAATTGGTGATCATCCAGTAAAGTTTGAATCTGAATGGAAAGGATTGGTTTAGGGAGTAAGGCGGTGCTGCTCATTTCTACTCAATCATACGTTTTAAAAGGGGCTGCAATGAGGGCAGCAATGCGGATCCGTACATGTATGATACCAGCGCACCGTTTGCCAATGAAGGCATTCGTCACAAAAGCATGGAGCAAAGGTACGAGGGGCAAAGCCTTCCTTCAAATGCATATCATTTGCATATTCCATCGCTTTCTGAATCTTGAGGTGAGGGCCGAGTACAGTAATTGCCGCCCAAATGTTAGGATCAGGTGAATTATCATAGTATGTAGCTAATTGTGCAACCGTATGATCTTTACAGAAATTGTATGAAACACGAATAGCTTTTATTTTTGCATCTAGTAATGCCTCTTCACGCTTTTTTGTACATTCTTTAATGTATAGATCCCATTCTGCATCTGTAGGAGTAGCAAGAATTCGTTCCCATTCAGGTGAGTTTTCTGCAGGAATTCCTCCTGGCTGCGCCAGTAGTTCTTCTGCAACTTCCTCAATACGAAGGCCTAGCGATCCTTCATAAGCAGGATAGTAACGCCGATCTGTGTTTTTAGAAAGTAAATTTTGAAATTCTTTACGAGTCATATTTCTAGTAGAAGGATCAAAGACACGTTGCGCAATGAGTGCACGTGGACCCTCCATCTTATGAACTTCATCTGGGCGATATGTAGGAACTTTTGGAAGATAATCAAACCATAGGATTGAATACCCTCCTTTGGTATCGTCATATTTCGTGTCACCTCGAGGAGGGTCAAGTTTGTAGTGGCATACAGAATCAAATCGCATGGTTTGAAAAATACTCTAACCACTATAGAATACTCATTTTTTTAGATTTCTTCGTCACTCTCCACTTCTTCCTCCTCCTCTGTAGCTATTTTCTCTCCTCGCTTCGCAAGGGAAGGATGCAGTTTATTCCATTCTCTTGTAATACCACTTTTGATCTTTGTATCTAATTTCACAAGTGCTTCATCTCCTTCAAAGATAGTCTCTGTCAAAACCTCTAACATGTCATCTCGTGTTAGATGCAAGTCTTCTAATGTATTAACTATTTCTTTTGCTGGTTTTGGTTGAAAGAGTTTCATTCGTAAAAGCTCTTTGGCATCCAGGCAATCACTTCCCAATCGACGGGAAAGATCGCGATGCCATCTACGATGTTTCGCCCCTTTGGACTGTTTGCCCAACCAAGTGGGGAATAAATTCCACGGGGCGGGGCCTTCTGCCAAGGTGGCGGTAGCAACAACAGCTTGAACTGCATGAGGCATCAATTCCCACTGTTGGTTACGATATACTTTTGTATCCAGAAGATCGTAAAAGGTGTAAGCATCGGCTGCTGCACTACATGCTAGTATACTTGATTTAGAAGCAGCTGGATAAGCTTCTCCTACCATCAACGGAACCATTCCATAATCAATAAAGACTAATTCAGTTCGATAAGAAAGGGGAGCAGAGGAGTTGAAGAGTTTTCCAGCGGCTGAAAAGGCATCCAGTCGCAACAAATCATCTTTAGCAGCAGATCCTCGAAATTGTAAGAAATTGATTATACTTCTAACATCATTTCCATTCTGTTCTACTAAGGATTCTAGAGCTGGTAATTTGATAGGAAGTTTTAAAGGTTCTACCAGTTTTGTAAAGAGGGCTTTGGCAATGGTTGATTTTGTAGGTCTTGCCATTTTAAAGACCGTGCAAACGGAGGTGAGGGGTCGCATCTTTTGCGGATTTCCCTTCTCATTGGCAATGCAGATCACTGGGAATTTACAGGATGTTAGAGCCGTAGCAATCGCTGAAATGCCTCCACGATCTCCAGAACTCATTCCATCCACTTCATCCAAAATCATTACATATTTTTTATCAAAACTAGAAGTATTCGCTCCTAGGAAAAGTTTTTTTACGGCATTTGCCGATCGATCTTCACTGGCATTCACCTCGACAACCTCATATTTGCAGCGTTTGGCAATCAAATGAGCCAGAGTAGTTTTTCCAATCCCTGGGGGACCCGTTAAAAGAATAGGTTTTTCTTTGGATGCCCAGGTGGACAACCATTTATAAAGTTCTTCAATGGTTTCTTTATGGCCAATTACTTCCAACAGTTTTGTTGGTTTGTAAAGATCCACCCACAAGGCCATCTTGTTTTTCAGTTCTATTAAAAATAGAAAAGAAAATCATTTTTACTCACAGCAATGAAGAATACTGAGAAGATATATACTTTGCATTGATATATCCCAATGTATGGAGTTTATCGGTGGCCATACGGGCACGGTGTCCTGTATTGCAATAAGCTAGGATCCGAATATTTTTATCAGGATACTGTTTCGACATTTCTTTTTCTAAATCAGCACTTTGAATATGAACGGAATTGGGATAAAACCCAAGGGTACTGCGTTCTAGATCGGTTCGCACATCTAACACTAACTCAATCTGTTTTGTTTGCAGTAACTGCTTTGCTTCCGTGGAAGAGATGCGAAAGGGTGAATCGACTGCATATTGATAGGCAAAATAGGCAAAGACTCCAACAAGTATGATGCTAATTCCTAATAGGAGAAGGAGAGTAGAGCGTTTCATTTCTAGGGAGATAGATTATACTGCTAGGCCGGATAAGCAGGTGTATCCACTTGGAACATAGATGGTAGAACGTTGAATCAAATGCAAATTAGCATTTGTATTAAATCCAAAGGGGCAACCGACAGGATAGAGGTTAGTGAGTCCTTGGACCGGCAATCCATTGGTATCCGTGGCAGGATCGGCATTTGAATCATTGTTCCAGTTAGAACCATTGACACGCACCCACCAGCCGACACCATCGTGGAGGGCTACATCCACAATATCACCCACCAAACCATAGGCGGTAAGAGTGGAAGGAGTGGATAATTGAGAAATACTGTTGTAATAGAAAGTACCGTCTCCAGCTGCTCCAATACTGCTAACATCATTGCCTGGATAGTTTCCAAATTGCCCTGATCCTGAATCTTGTTTTCCATAATTCATTGTACTCATTCCCCATCCAACCACCACGCCATCATGATTGGTACCTCCTGATTCTTTTGTAATTTCAATCGAGTACATGACTTTCTGATTGGTGGAAATAAGTTGAGAAGCAATGCCTGAATTCTGTTTTCCAAATATTTGGTTGAGTCCAAGTCCATCTTCTGTAATTTGAAGTGCATCCCCTGAAATCACCCATACCATGGTAGTTTTAACACTGGAAGAAGCAGATGAATCAGATGAATTTCCATTGATATTGGTAGCAAATACTTTGAACGTGTAGTCGGTACTGGGAGACAATCCTGTCACGGTTCCTGGTGAACTTGAAAAGGTGGTTCCAAAGGTTGTGTAATTTGTACCATCTGTACTGTATTTTACCGTATAGGATGTGATAGCACTGCCTCCATTACTTGTAGGAGTCCAAGAGACAGAGGCTTGGTTGATTCCTGCTACGGCGCTGACAGCGGTGGGTGCATCAGGAACGGTGGAAGGAGTAATAGCACTAGACGCCGTACTGAGGACTGAATCGCCATCCAAATTATGGGCACTTACCTTGAAGGTATACGGAGTACCATTTGTAAGACCTGTAACAGTTCCACTAATTCCTGAAAACGGAGTACCAAAGGGTATATACGTTACACCATCGGTACTGTAGTTGGCAGTGTAATAGGTGATAGCAGCTCCACCATTATTTGCAGGAGCGGACCAGGTGAGATTCACTTGAGTATTTCCATGAGTTCCTTGCACATTGGTGGGAGCATTGGGGACGGTGGAAGGAGTGACACTCACAGTGGAGGAGGCCGTACCATCGCCCGATTGTGTTACTGCTTTCAGTGCAACTGTATAAGGAGTTCCATTGGTCAAACCGGTGATACTGAGGGGAGAGGTAGTTTGTACAGGACTGAAAGCTGTAAATGTATTACTGTTAAGAGAGTATTTATAATTGCTAATGGTTCCTCCGTTGGTTGCACCAGGGGTGAAGGCTACGGAGGCTGATTGATTGCCATGCGTAGCGACAAGGGATGTAGGAGCCGCTGCTGTTCCTGCCGGTGTAACAATTGTAGAAAGGGAGCTTGGAGAATTTCCTTGACTATTGGTTGCATACACACTAAAATTGTAAGAAGTTCCATTGGTGAGACCTGTGTAGGTGTAGGAGCTAAGTGTAGAACCGGCCAAACTAATGGAACTGTGTGCAGTGAGATTGGTGATGGTATAACTGCTGATGACGGCTCCACCGTTGGCCAAAGGAACATTCCAGGTGAGAAGAGCTTGTTGATTGGCAGCTGTAGCTTGGAGATTGGTGGGGGCATCCGACGGGCGCAAAGGATACACGGCTGCACCAAAGGGGTTATCACGTGAAAGGGCAATGGATCCATTGGAGGTCATGGTAAAGGCGTTACTACTTCCATCCACTAAAGGAGTTTCATAATTGGTATTGAGAAGAAGTGCTGTATAGTTATTACCGGTGCTGATATGTTCTGCAAAAGGAGATGTAAAAGAGGGAACTACCGTAGCATTATTCAAGGAAGAGACAAATGTAAATTTAGAAGTTTCATCTTTGAGAATACTGTAGGGAAGAGTAGTGAGTAAGAACTGGGTACTAGGGAGAACTGTGAGAGGTGTGCTAGGAGGAGTAAAGTTGCTGGTATAGACCGCAGTTCCAATCACTAACCGCATATTGGTCATAGTTCCTTCGTAATCAAAATCGTTTCTATTGGCGGCTCCTCCCAATGTAGTATAGGTGGAGGGAGTTTGAACATATCCAATTGTAGAAGTGCGGAATGTGTAGCTACTTACACCATTGTTATAGAATGTAATATTACTTCCATGACGAACGGCTGCAAGATGATACCAGGTATTGGTAGAAAGAGCAGGGCCGATACCACGATTAAAGGAGTTGTTATAGCCCCAATCTTGACCACCTGTAAAGGAGGAGGGACGGGAGGATACATTAATATAATTGGATCCGCCTAGATTGTTTTTCTGAATGCGTAACTGAGCAAAAATGGAACCTGTTCCATCTCCATTAATTACCGCTAACATTTGTTGATTGTTGTTATTGGGAAAGTTAAACCATGTTTCATAGGTCCAATCTTGTGTTCCAAAGGAGGAAACGGTAGCGGTAGGTGAGATATATCGTTCAGCTCCTCCTGTTAATTTCATACTCCCTGTTGGAATTGTATTCTGATTTATTCCTGTAATAGCTGCAATATTACTTGCGGATCCTTGTACGGCTGTAAGAGGTTGGGTAGGAACTGTAAAATTGGCATTGCTCGTGTTTGATCCTGAATACACATTCACACCATTTACAATGCGAAGATTGGTAATTAATCCTTTGAATGAATTTACTGGTGTAGGAGGATATGCACTTCCCATTAAAAACGTAGTCCAATTGGAAAGACCTTGGTAAATATTTATATTTCTATTTCCAAGATATTTACCATCATAGTACAAAGAATAACTGCTGATTAATCCTTGTGCGACTATGTGGTGCCATTGTCCATTTACAATCGAACTTGTCAATACAGGTAAGTCTCCTGCTGGATGTTGATTGTTACGTATATCCAAATAATAATCTGTATTATTGGTTTGAATATTAAACGAATTCATCGCATTATAATTATCAGAATCTCCCCAAAAACTAATTTCATTCTCATTTGGAAGGACTGTCATAGGTTTAGTTGTGCTAATAAAGGCTTCAATTGTAAAGGTATCAATATTGACGGGAAGGGTCCAATTACTGGTGAGACTGAGGTATCCTCCTTGGAATGCGATACTCCCTTTTGTAATGGTGGAAGCCTTCATATCCACGGGTAAAACAGCTGTTGCAGAGACTACTTCTGGGCCAACGGTGGGTGTCACTCCAACATAATAATAAGTGCTGGGATTGGGGATGATAGCAGGATTGAGAGAATTAGTGCTGAGATTGGCTGCAACAGACTGAAGAGTTCCTACCAAAGAGCGTGTACCAGGAACTACTGCTGAATTAGTAGAATAGTATCGAACTGTAACAGCGGTGCTGGGACCTGCTGACCAATAGCAACTCAAATCGGTACTATCTGTGGTTAGCTGATCTAACATTACATTTGTAATAGGGTTTGGCATTTGCAGTGCTGTAGCAGTACTGACATAGGGTTGACCCGTCTTATCTGCTGTAACATAGAAATAGACAGAAGGATAAGGAGTGTAATTAATTGTAAATGAGCTTGTACCATTATCAGTAACGATTGTACTAATAAGTCCACCACTACTGGGTGTAGCACTGTTTGTACTGTAATAGTTGAGCTGAATGGAGGAATTATAGGCAGTATTCCAGGATGCTGTAAGAGTAGTAGTATAGGAGGTGAGGGTGCTGAGGGTGATTGTACTAATAGGATTGACCATTTGTTGTGCATTGGAAGTAGTCACACTAGGAAAGCCGGTTGCATTTACTGTTGCATAATAATAAGCATTGGTGTAGGGTTGCACGGCCAAAGTGTAACTGCTGGTACCTGCTGGAACTGTAAGAGTACTGATAAGAGTTCCACCGGTTGTAACATTTGTACTTGTGCTATAATAGCTGAGACTAACACCAATACTGCTGAAAGGTGTCCAATTTGCAGAGAGTGATTGAGATTGAAAAGTGAGGGAGGAGAGACTGATAGCTGAAATGGGATTTGGAACTAGAATCGCTGTCTGGGGTGTTTTTGTATAGCTGGTGTTGGTAGAATAGGTAACACCAATATAATAATAGGATCCAGTGGAGGGAGTGAGACTGAGTATATTTGTAGATACGTTGGAATCATTGATATATTGGGGGGATCCAAAGGGAGTACCAGATCCTCCAGGAACTGTAGAACTGTTTGTAACATAATATTGCACGGTGGTGGGATACTTGAAACTGGGTGTCCAATAGGAGGCCAATGAGGTATCTCCTACAGAGATGGTACTGATGCGAAGACTGGTGTAGGTGGGGACGGAGACTTGTACTGAGGAGGTAGTAAGGGTAGATGCATTCGGACCTTGTACATCTGCGCTGTACCATGTATTGAATTGAAAATTGGTGTAGGCCAGACTAACGGTAGTAGAATATTGTGAAACAGTGATGGATGTGCTGAGAGATGTACGCCCTCCAACATTGGAGGTTGAATTGGAGTAGAATTGGACTGTGGCATCGGTTGCAGCATCCACTGTCCACCGTGTGGTAAGTTGATTACTATAAATACCCACATTGGACATAAGTGCTGTTTTAATAGCCTGATTAGGAAATTGTAGAGCGGCTGGGCTGGTATAAATGGTTCCTCCCACAAAACTTACACCGGTATAATAATAATTTCCATGTGTGAGAGTGAGTGATTCGGTGAGAGATAGAGTAGGAGATGGTACCAGATAGGGACTATTGGGAAGAAGTGTTCCACCGGATGCAGTTGAGTTACTGGTTTCGTAGAAATAGACATTTACATCCTTTCCATCAGGAGCTTCTCCCCATGTAGCGGTTAAGGTGGTGGCCGTCACCAAGGGTTGTGTAATGTTTACGGATGTAATAACAGGAGTAAATACAGTTAAATAGGTACTTACATTTTGAAGAACTTCGTTGGAAGTGAGAGCGCGACTGTAAATGAGAACTTGGCCAATTTCACCGGTAACGTAGTCAGGGAGGTCCCAGCGTCGTCCAATTCGATAATAATTATTATGATTGGTGCCAGTGCCCCCTACGGCACGTAGGGCTCCATATGCAAATCCATCCACATAGGTACGATAATTGCTTCCATCGCAGGTGACGGCCAAGTTATGCCATTCTTGTTGAGCAGGAAACTTGTATTGAGCTCCCACGGACCAACCCCCACTGAAACTTCCTCCTGCAAATGTAGTTGTACTGATTCCACCATATCCTGAAAAAATAGCCATATTCACTGTATTATTGTAAGCTCCATCAAATTGTTCGCTTACAATACAAGCACCCTCTGGCATTGTATCTTGTTGTTGTTTGTACCAGACTTGCATTGTCCAATCCGATTGACTTCCAATGCCTTCCACGCCGATCGGCGGGAATCTCCAATTGGTAGCCCCATCTAACACAATTCCGTTATTGTTTGAATTAATGGTGGCGGTACCATTTTCAATGACGGCATCGTAGTGGTTGCTGGTACGATCATACCAAGTGCCGTTGCCAGTGTATGATTCAGCAGTCAGATACACAAGTAGATTACTTGCAACAACTTTAGGAATCGTGATAGAAGAGGTAAATGCGGGAGCACTATAGCCAGGATCATTAATAGCATAGACTTGAAATGTATAGGCGGAATTAGAATTCAACCCGTGAATATTTCTGTTAGAGTCGTATCCATGGGCTGAGTATTGAATGATTGGATCGGTATTGCAATCACTCACAGCATGGATGGTATACCAATTGACAGGAACACCTCCGTTGTAGAGGGGGGCTGTCCATAGTACGGTAGCATCTGATAGACCGATTGATTTTGCTAATACATTGGTAGGAGCATCTGGTCGGAAGCCAGGTGCTACTGTACGATAGGTAGCTGCTGATCCTACACCATTTGCATTGGAGGCTGCAATGGTAAAGGTATAGTTTATTCCATTTGTTAAACTTGATAGAATCACGTTAGAGGTATTAGAATCGTATGAATTGGAAATGGAAGCTGCACTACAGGCAAGAATATACGATGTAACTGGTCCGGTGGTAGGGGCTGCCCACCAGAAGTTGATTTGTTGATCCCCTGGTTGGGGACGAATATGAAGGAGGGGGATGGATGGGACTGACATCTTACTCTTATTATAGGAAATACTAATAGAATTTTCTATAATACTATATGAAAATAAATGGTTCTATACTGGTTTGGCAGTTAGATTTGTTGATTTTGATCCTAGCATTTCATTCCATCGTGTATGGTTGTCTGGATTATGGATGGAGAATCGCCAAGTAAGTTGTTTTACTTGTGAAGCATAGGAATATTTATTGGCATCGTGATCTTTAATGACGGTGGCTATTTTATCAGCTCCTTGTTCAAAATTGCCACCTTCGTAGTAATATCCATATTCTTGAAATCGTTTCACATTGTGAATGACCGGGTAGCCCATATGCATAAATTCCAAAAAGGAATAGTTGTATTCATTATTCCACTGATGTTGCACTACGATTGCATGGGGAACTGCTTTCATGAGGTTGACCACGTTGGCACGAGGAACCAACTTTAGTTTTCCCACTTTGGCCACTTCCAAATACGGCAGAATATTCTCCTTAAAATATGTATTTTCTAGAAGTTTAGCTCCATTGATGACGATAATTTCACCTACGAGAGACGGAGAGCGACGTTGAAAAGCTTCTACAATCAGGATGGGGATGAGAGAACATTTTTGAAAAGAAATATTGGGTTCCATGATGAGAAAGGGGCGTTGCGAAGGAACATCCTCTGAATTATATTTGGTTCCTGTTTCTTCAATAAACATGGGATCCCATACATAAGGAGCAATGCGTGTCTTTCCTAGAATATTGTTGACAGAAGAGGCATAATCGGTATGAAAATCATAATGGGGGCTGACCCAAATCTCATCTAATTCTCCAGCAATATGGTGACTAAAGTTCATACCACGGTAAAAGGTGATGGTTTCAATATCAATATTCAAAATATTTCCAAGATAGACTTTGATTGTTTTAGCACCGATAGAACGAAAAAACTTTCGGATGCTTGGATCGCAGGACATAGCCATTTCAATATAGGCTACAATTCCAAAGGGTTTTGCCACATATTCAGGAAAATCTAACATTCTGTATTTCTTGTGGACTTTAGCATCTACATGATTTTTATTGTTTTCTACCAACATCCAAGGTTCGTAGCCCATAGCTTCCAACATACAATAGACAATGTAGACATTTTGGAAGAGACCGTTTGCAAAGATATGCTCATCCGGAATTTTTACAGAAGTAATGATAACTTTAGGACGACCGGTCGAACCAATTAACTTGGAAGGCGTCGGAGACGGGATGGGTTGAAACAGAGATCCACTCAAATCTCCCAATCGTGGAAAGGTTGCCATTTATCCATTCGTTGGTTTTAATGCTTTATGTTTTACCTTACTAGGGGAAATGTACGAGTGGCTAGTCTTTGCCAGTGAAGTTGTTTTATCAGCCTATCCTATTTTGATTAAGCAGACGGATGCATCGATTTTTACACAGGTAGGATTTCGGATGGCTATCTTTTCAATGGCCGCTATGGGGATGGCATTGGCCATGGGACAATCTCTAACAAATCTCTCTCCCTTGATTTTATTAGCAGGAGGATTGTTAAATTTGATTCATGTAGGAGCTAGTTATAAAGCTTTTTCAACTCTTACAGCTGGTAATGCAATGGCCTTGTTTTATACGTATCCTGTAATGAATTTGATAGCGGCTTCTGTAGCCTTGGGAGAGAAGATCGAACCTCTTACATGGGTCTGGATGGTGGTGGCGTTGGTAGGGGCGGTGATGATAGCGCAACCATCAGAAGTAGGATGGAATCTGGTAGGAGTGGCAGCTGCATTGTTAGCAGCTGCAACGGAGACTGGAATTTATATGTGGTTTCGTGATCTTCCCAAACAGACGTTGCCTTGGAAACGGATGTTAGAATTGTATGGAGGCTCTTTCTTGTTGTGGGGAGGATTAGCCTTGAGTGGAGTATGGAAAGGGGGAGCGGGTCCCCTAACATTTACGTCAGGGTTGGCTATGGTTTTATTCAATCTATTTATTGGGTTTGTAGGGTATGGAATACGATTTTTTACCATTCCAAATGTTTCTACGGTGGCTTTTTCAGCTTTGAGCTTTTTTGGCATCGTAGCAGCTTATATATTTGGATGGATTTTTGAAGGTGAAAAACCGTCTTGGTTGGCCATGGGAGGAGCGGCTGCTATCATCTTGGCCAATTCACAGTTGCTAGGGAAGGCTGAGAGTGTATGAAAAAAAGAAAAAGAATGTCTTTTCCCCCCAGCAACAATCTGTCCGCTGAGTCTGTTATAACGCCTTTCAATGCAGGGGACTCTGTGTGGAAGAGCCCCGTGAGTATTACGGGAATCTTACGCACCATCTTTCGCGAGTCTTTTCCGTTTATTAATTTAGCCTGTCATGGATCCACAAGAAGGGTAACCTTGAGGGATATTACCATTATTACTGGTAAATTAGACATTGTTGACAAATTATACGCACGTCAGACGGGTAGCAACACATGCTCACCATCTTCTTCTCCATTGTGAAAAAGGGATTTCAATTTTATTCGAAGGTGGACAGCGAAGCTGTCCACCTAGGAATACTATTTCAAACGACTAATTTCCAGCCCCAAAGGGGCTGGAAATTAGACGATTTCAATTTTATTCGTAGATCCCCTGAGCGCTTCGCGCTCAGGGGATCCACAAATAAAGTTTCAAACGAGAATAAAACCACCCTTTGGGTGGTTTTATTCACGATTTCAATTTTATTCGAAAACAGGGGGGCTCCGCCCCCCTGTGCTTGAAAAAAGTTTCAAACGACTAATTTTCAGCCCCTTTGGGGCTGAAAATTAGACGATTTCAATTTTATTCGTAGATCCCCTGAGCGCTTCGCGCTCAGGGGATCCACAAATAAAGTTTCAAACGAGAATAAAACCACCCAAAGGGTGGTTTTATTCACGATTTCAGTTTTATTCGAAAACAAGAAGGAGCGGCTTTGCCGCTCCTTCTTGTCCACGATAAATAATTCCTGGAAAAGAACAGGGCCGCAAAGCGGCCCTGTTCTTTGTAGCAATTTTATTCAACTAATTAAAAAACGCAAAAAACACCCATTCATCTCTCGTACCAATTGGATGCGTCTGCATGTGCATGACGCTGTTGGAAGAGGAGAGATACCACAAACCAGAGAGTCGCCGCCGCAGCAGGACCTTCCTTAGTGGACCAGTAAATCCGTTTGAGTCTGGACAATCGCCATCCCCTCGTTAATCCCTGAAGTCTGGTAGAAATAACGGTTGGGTTACACCCAGCATTAGTTTCTTTCGCTATTTTATCTGCTATGCTTCAATCGAGCAAGGGCAAACCTGGGTAGGAACAGGATGGAGTCGTTACTTCCACCATCTTCTTCTTTATATGAAAAATATGATTTCAATTTTATTCGAGAACAAGAAGGAGCGGCTTTGCCGCTCCTCCTTGTCCACGATAAAAAATTCCTGGAAAAGAACAGGGCCGCTTTGCGGCCCTGTTCTTTCTAGCAATTTTATTCGAGAATCCTTAGTTCTTTGCAATTTTATTCGGTAGTAAATGCAGCAATATACCTTTGCTACCGTTAAGAATTAAATTAAGCCCTGTCCTTTGGACAGGGCTTAATTTAATTCTTACGGAACCGTGATATTAAATTAAGCCCCTCCCCACAAGTGGGGAGGGGCTTAATTTAATATTTGGCGGTACCAGTAGAATGAGTACAACCCGAAATGGAGGATTGTTAGAATTAGTATCACGAGGGAAGAAAGACACTTACTTTACCCATGATGCCAAACGATCTTTATTTAACGGATTGTACAGCAAATGTGCATCTTTTACGGAGGAGATATATGTAACGCAGCCTCGCAATGCAGGAGCTTTTGGTAATTGGGTGGAATTTCCGATTGAACATCGTGGAGATTTAATTCGCGATCTTAAGCTACGCCTTACATTGCCCACCTGGCTCCCTTCAGCAGCTGCTGCAGCAAATCCAACAGGATTAGTTACTTTATTGGATGGGTCTACGTTAGGGTATGTGAATGGAGTAGGGTATTATGCATTGGAGAGGATACAATTATACAATGATCAGATTTTGATACAGGAGTTATGGGGGGAAGAGTTGGCGTGGAGACAGGCGCAACTCTCATCCGATGTGCAAACGGTAGCGCTTGGATCTTCCATTGGATTTCGGTATGAGAGTGTGTTAGCGGTTGGACGATCTGCAACACCTCCCACCTACTATATTCCCATTCCAATTGCTGAATCGCCTGGGTTGCCATTGATAGCTTTATCAGGGACGCGTCTTCGATTGCGAGTCTTGATACGACCGTTAGAGGAGTTGATTGTTTCCAGTGCTGGAACAAAGTTCCAGCCTCCCTGGGGCCTTGAACTTTCTGTTCAGGCTACCAAGAATGGACCGATAGATACCTCGCAAGTCATTTTAGCGAGGGATCAAATTGCAGCTCCTGGAATAAGTTTAGAAGCGGTGCAGGTGTATGTTCCCAAGGATATTCGATTATGGTTAAAATCTCGTTCCTGGCAAATTCCTATTGTTCAAATGCAGCAACAGTTAATTACATTAGAAGACAATCAATTTAATTTAGCCACTACAACAACTGTAACCCTTCCTTTACGATTGGATTTAATTGGAGCTATGACGCAACTCTTATTTGCTGTGCAATCACAAGGTTCTATCATGAGTAATTTGTTGAATGTGTATACGGCTGCGGATGCTTCTCCGTTTCTAACATCGGTGCGATTAAATATTGCGAATATTGACCGAGTGCAATCTCTTTCTACGGATGTTTATAAATATATTATACCGTATTGGAAACATGTTCGAACCAATTTGGATGAAATTTATACGATGTCGTTTGGAGGGGTGGAGGAGAAGCAACCCGCAGGGACGCTGAATGTAACTCGTGCTACTCGGCCTGTTTTTTACATTACATTAAATTCTATTCCGTATGATTTTAGAAGTAAAAATCGTACAGCCTATTTAAAAATTTATGGACAATCGTGGAATGTGTTGGAAATTGAAAATGGTCTTTGCAAAGTAATGTTTGCCGAGTAATTTATGGTTCCACAAATAAATTATTTTTGAATCTACATTGTAGTGTACCTTCTATATCTCCTACAAATCGTATATTCAGAATATCTGCATTGTGTAAAGTAGCATTATAAGTAGATTCTTCCATTGGACATTTTCCAGTTAGCTTACATATACCATATATAATCATATCAAATAACGGATCACTTATTCCATTAAATAAAGACCAATTATAGATACCTTGTTTATGATGTTTTTGATGATTTTTTGGTGATAAAAATATATGATTACTACTTAACATATCAATAAACCATGGAACATATCGATTATGTAATTTTTCATGAGCATATTTATGAGCAAAGGGGCATGTGAGGATAAATAAAATTGTACTATAAAGAAAAATTTTAAGAGTTGGATTTGTTACAAAATATCTAACAATGAATATTGGAATTGTATAAAGTATTACAACTGTTGTAAGAAGTGTTATATCGGAGATATCTTTCCAATTGGATGGAAATATATGATGACATGATGAATACCCATAGGTTGTATCAACAATAATATGATTATCTTTTATAGGATATTTAGTATATGTAAATGCACTATCTACATAATAGCAATGAAATATAGCAGTTATTAAATCAGCGACGTAAAATCCTGCAATAAAGAGACATGTGATTATAAAATAATTTGTTAGTTTATTAATTGCTAAAAATAGATCATAGAATACAATAAAAAGAATAATTGGAACAAATAGAGTAAATAAATATACAAAATTATTTGAAAATATCCATTCTTTTTTTGAAAAGAATCCTTTATCTTTAAAACTAGAAAATGATTTACTCATCTACTATTATATAATAGTCTTATTTTCTACGACGGCCTCCTACGAGAGGAGGAATGATTGATGCAGTTGGAGCTCCTACAGGATTTACAAAGTAAGCGTAATAGGGATAATAGAATCCGCTAAAGAAGAAGGCTAGAATGGACCATAAAAAGGTACTGGAGGATCCAACAGAGGTGTTGTAGGCGTAGGATAGTTTAGCTGCGCCGTAGGAATAGACAAAGGAAAATACTAGAAAGAATCCAACGACTGTAACGAGGTAGGTACCAACTGCAGCAATTGTACCAGGAAGGTTAGAAGCAGCTGATGTAAATAATTCTACCGCGTTCATTCTCTACTTAAGCCAACTTAAAATGAATAGTTAAAATGAGTTCTGGCGACAGCATTGTAGATTCTGTGATTCGAAAGTTTTTGGAACGATCGGCAGTCGGGCAAAAGAAATATGGAGTAACACTTGATCGTAAAGATTTAAAAGTGTTAGAGTGGATTACTCATGCACAGGAAGAATTGATGGATGGTATTTTGTATTTAGAGAAGTTGAAACACGAGGTTAGAACCACACCTATAAAAGGATCTCCTGAATAGAGATGAGTAGGACCCAATATCCATTTAATGCCAGTTGGTACAAATATAAAACACCGGCGGAGATTAATATTCTTCGACGGCAGTGGAATATGTTTGAAACTGTAGAAAATTTTGATTTTCAGGTATTGCAGCGACGAAATGCAGGATATTTAGCAATGAAATGGTATGTGTTTTTACAGTCAAGTGATTTAGTTGATTACAATCGAGGAAGGACCTTGCACACAGCTCAATATCCTGGTATTCGTTTTACACCCGAACGAGATCAATTTATTCAACCAAGTACAATTCTTAGTAAAGTTGGATACGAATATTCTCAACCATCCAGTGGGCTTTTACTCAGTACATCTATGACGGAAGGAGAACGAATTAAAAAGAGTGGAGATATGTCTATGTATATACAGGTGAGTACATTTAATGCAACTCACAAGTATAAATGGACGTTTACTTCGGAGGAGGAGCGGGTATCGTATGAGAAGATAGCGCAATCGCTAAGGCCTCTTTAAGATCTGGTCGAAATTTCACACAAGCTCCTGCCAAACATCCATCCGATTTACTTCGCATTTGTTTATCATTGCATTCTTCCAGGACTCCTACATAAAGGGGTGCTGTTGGATTGTAGGTGTAAACATATCCTTTCACCGGTTCAATCAAATAAACGGTTCCTTGTACACTCGCGCGAATTAACTGAATCGTTGCCATTTTTAACTTTTAGATCCCCCTAGGGAGAAAGGGTATCATTTTTTTAAGCATATTTTGCAACGACTCCAAGGGTGATTGCAAGAAGTGCAGTTATGATGGATGCATAGGTACCTCCGATAAAATAGGTTAGAAATGAAAAAAAGAAAATCACTACAAAGGGGATCAAGGCTATCCACCCATTTGAATAATATAGTTCACTTGTTTCATCGGGAACAAATAGAAGTTGTTGATAAGAGAGAAAGGATGCAAAGATTGCAGTAAGTAATAAAATTCCAAAAAGAATAAATGGAAGAATCGATACAATGGTATTTGCATTTGGTAAATAGAATGTATAATAGGGTACCGAAGGTTTTAATGAATTCATTCCTACTAATAAGAATAGAATGTTTAATTCTAGAAACCATTAATTTCAATCATTAGGATTTTCGATTAAAATTGAAAAATCTTTATTTTCTCTATTCTATATTATAAATAAAAACAAGATGAGCATTTCTAAAGCCGACTTTGACGCACTGAAAGCAACTATGACGACCACTCAGAGTCGCCTAACGGTTCTTGAGGCCGAGAATAGTGTTTTGAAGGCGCAGATTGCCGAACTGAAGGTTACTCCCGTTTCTAAAAAGGGAAAGGGAGGATCTACGAAGGCAGTTCCCACTGCTGCACAGGTCAAATCCAAAGAAGTGAGCAAGGCGTGGAATCAATATTGTCTAGAACATTATACTGCAGAATATTCAGAGGCGTATAAGACGCTTGAAGATGATTGCAAAAAGGCAGACGATGACAAGAAGGCGGAAACGGGTACCAATCGTACCCTGCTTCCTCTTATGAAGTCTCGTCATGCCAAGTCCTTTGCAAGTTCTATGCAAAAGGTTCATGCAAGTGATTATGCCGCGTGGAGGGCCCTTCATGCTCCCGCTTCCGCTCTTGTGGAAGAGGAATCTGCTGCGGAGGGATCCGCTGCGGAGTCCGATGCAGCGCCTCCTGCAGAGGAGGTAAAGAAGCCCAAGGCCTCTCCCAAGCCCAAGACTTCTGTGAAGTCCAAGGCGACCCCTGCTCCTGAAGAAGAGCACGTAGAGGAACCCGTCGCAGTCCCTGCTTCCGCAGGTTCTCGCAAGGTCATTCCCAAGTCGAAGGCTGCAAAGTAAATTTAATTGATTCGTCCTTTGAAAAGAATTTAATAATTTTTAATTGTAGGGGGATGAGCTTCGGCTATATAGTGGATCCCCGTAGGGGATCCACTATATAGCCTCACTGATTCTAATAAAGAGAAAGATTTTGCTTCGCAAAATCTTTCTCTTTATTAGAATGAGCTTCGCGTATAAAACGAGTCGCTTTGCGACTCGTTTTATACGCTCACTGATTCTAAAGATGGTGAAGATAAATCGCGAAGCGATTTATCTTCACCCTGTTTAGAATGAGTTTCGGCTATAATTTGGATCCCCTTTGGGGATCCAAATTATAGCCTCACTGATTCTAATAAAGAGAAAGATTTTGCTTTGCAAAATCTTTCTCTTTATTAGAATGAGTTTCACCCATACTTTGGGTTGCAAAGCAACCCAAAGTATGGGTTCACTGATTCTACATATAACCCAGAGAATTTGCTTCGCAAATTCTCTGGGTTATATGTAGAATGAGCTTCGCGTATAAAACGAGTCGCTTTGCGACTCGTTTTATACGCTCACTGATTCTAAAGATGGTGAAGATAAATCGCGAAGCGATTTATCTTCACCCTGTTTAGAATGAGCTTCGGCTATAATTTGAACCCCTTTGGGGTTCAAATTATAGCCTCGCTGATTCTACTATGGTTAAAAATTAAATTCCGCCAAAGGCGGAATTTAATTTTTAACCATAGTAGAATGAGTTTCACCCATACTTTGGGTTGCTTTGCAACCCAAAGTATGGGTTCACTGATTCTAGATATAGCACAGAAAATTTGCTTTGCAAATTTTCTGTGCTATATCTAGAATGAGTTTCGCGTATAAAACGAGTCGCAAAGCGACTCGTTTTATACGCTCACTGATTCTAAACAGGGAGAAGATAAATCGCAAAGCGATTTATCTTCTCCCTGTTTAGAATGAGTTTCACAACGCTCCAAACATTACGAAAAGTAGAACAAAACAAGGAATATGATAAATTAATGATACGATCTCTTAATTTTCGTACTGATACCAATAACCCTATTCCGGCAAATCAAGTTCTTTTTGCTGATGGACGGGGGGGAACCTTTTGGAACGATATTCCAGGGTTTACTTCCACCGTCTTACGATCCTACAATTCCATGAGTTTCTCTTCAGGTACAACTGTATTTAGTACAGTCGCTTCCAATGTCTACAACACCTTTCAATTTGAAGCAGGAGCCGGTATTGATTTTTTTAGTAATGTCGACGGATCTGTTGTGATCTATGCGAATGGAACGGTTGGAGGGCCTACAGGAGCTACCGGTGAGATAGGTCCTACAGGGGAGATTGGAGTTACAGGTCCTACTGGATATGGTGCTACCGGTGAAGTGGGTGCACCAGGAGACCGAGGTCCCACCGGTGCTATAGGAGTCACGGGTCCCACTGGCTACGGTGCCACCGGCTTCACTGGTAGCATCGGTGCACCAGGAGACCGAGGTCCCACCGGTGCACAAGGAGCAACCGGTAGTGTAGGATCACCAGGGGACGAAGGTCCTACCGGTTCTACTGGTGCTGCAGGAGGCATTGGAGCGCCAGGAGATCGTGGCCCCACTGGTTTTACCGGTGGTGTGGGTGCACCAGGGGATCGTGGTCCCACCGGTTTAATGGGTCCTACTGGTGCTAGTCTATTAGATTCTACATTAACCATGTCTTCCATCTTTACTGATTTTTTAAATGTAAGTACTCTTGTATTCAGTACCGCAATGGGAAATTGTATAATGGCTTCTACAGTCATTGCAAGTAGCATCAGTACAAATTATATAGAAGCTGGGTTGGCCAACTTCCTTTCCAGTTTTGCAAATTCCATGGTCATTAGCTCTCTAACAGTGAGTAGTATCAATATTAGCACAAGTGGTGGGGGAGGAGGTCCTGAAATCAATACCTCTTCCATCAATGTTGGAAATCTAAACTTTAGTACTGCGATTGGATCCACCTTACACGTCAGTTCCATCTTTGTCAATACAGTTCAAGTAGGAATTGAAAGTGGCTTTGGTGGATTTGTTCATGTCGGTGGTGAAATTCGTACCTCTTCCTTCTACACTTCTACCATCATGGGAGATGTCAGTCCCATCTTTACATTTGATACATCCACTAACTTTGTAGGAATCAATCTCGGTACATCCAGTCCTAGTGTTGCTCTTGAAGTGAATGGTATTGTCTATGCAGAACAAGTCTTAACCTATTCTGATTTTCAGTTAAAAGATCATATTACACCGGCTCACTATGGGTTTGAGTTGCTGCCTTCGTTACAGGCGCAACGATTTACTTGGAAAAATAGCGGAAAGGAAGATATGGGATTAATTGCACAACAGGTCGAAACGTATCTGCCCGAATGCGTTCTTACCGATCGCAATGGAATCAAATTGGTAAATTATCCAAAACTGATTCCAGTGGCCTTTGATTTGATTGAACGGTTAGCTTCTAGGGTAAGTACGTTGGAAGGAAACTCTGTTAGGGACCTGTAATATAGACATCCTTAAAGGGAGTTAATTCAGATGTTAGAGGGCTGACTGAATACCCGTAGGTAGCAGCAAAGGACAACCATCCTGGTAAATTGAACCAAGTAATCCCCCCTCTCACATTGGTTGGATCCAATGATTTGAGTTTATTAAAGTATCTAGAATCCCAATAGGCCGCTGGATCACTAGTATCTCGTGTGGTGCAGGAGATAAAGGATGTAAGAGGGGGTGGAATTCTATCAATGGCGTAGACGGTTTGTGCGGTTCCATAGCCGTTGCCACTTCCTTCCCATAAAACGGGTGAGAGTCGGTATAAGTTGCTCATTCTACTATCTTTAAAATAATTTTTAAGATACTAGACATTGGATAGAATTATTATTTACGATTATTGCGACGGCGGCGAGATTTACGAAAACCACCAACAGCTGCACCACCACCTGCACCACCAACGGGTAGGTCTTTTTGAAGTCGTCCATCTTCGTGCATATAGGCAACTGTAGGACCTGTAGTTCCTTTTTTAACGAGTGCCGACCAACCAGCAGGAAGTTCAACACGAACAGGTGCTTTTGATGGCACTCGTTCTAATTGGTCAGATGGACCGGCATAGGTGTCTTCGTCTTCTATAACTATGCTAATATTGCCTTCAAAACCAAGTATTTCTGCTGCACGACCACTATATACCATTCCTGTGTGACGGACCCCGTCTATAAGAAAACTACCTCGCCCACTTACTGCCAAATCAAATAATTTAAGTTTCATTCTCTCATCTGTAATCTTTACAAAACCAATTTTATATCCATCTGGAAGTACATAGGGAGCTACTGCCGCCATTTATACTAAGGATGAATAATTTACGCATACGGACCTGAAGGATATTGGAGAGCATTTTTAGCCTGATCTACACGGGGAGTGACCATGCGATCATAGCGAGTAGGATTGAAAAATAATCTGCTAGAGCGCCAAGCAGCCGCTTTATCATCGGCTTCCCTGCATCCAGCGGCTCCCCCTTGGGGGGGCTGGGGTCTTGGGTAATGAGTCTTGAGAGGGGTAGCACGGAGAGGAGCTTGTTTGTATAGATCGGGATTGGTGGGAATGTAACGACGTTGGGGGCACCGTGTCAACTCTTCATCCAATCGAAACAAATCACTTTCACGTTGTACATTCTCCTTGTATTGTTCATAGGGCATGGAGATGGAAGGGGCACCTCCTGGAAAAAGAGGGACCTGACCTTGTCCAGCGGTCAGTTCAAAGGGGCTGTAACGAGTACAATTTTTAACAGAAGATCTTGGATCTTCCGCTAACGTGGGACGTTCAATGGCCTTGGGGGGCAAGATGTGACGAGTCACAGCCGTAGGATCCCAATGCCACAAAGGGCAGACAGGTCCTTTTGAAGGATCTTGCATATTTTGACGGCTTTCCGTAATATTTCTTTCGGCCATGCGATCTACGCTCATTTCTATCTAGTAAAAAGAGATTATGAATGATGAATGGAAGAGAGACCGTAACATTTTATACATTTTTCAAGAAAGAGCTGACATCCTTCACAGGGTTTGCTACTGAGAAATTCCCCATTCTTTCCAAGACGAATTACCACTAACGTAGCATCTTTTAACTTGGATAGATCGCCGATTTCTTTTACAACGGCTCGTTCAGCATGAATCATGTATTCGGAATAACCGACTCCACGACTTCGGGATCCAATTTGATTAGTAGCAACTGCCAACAACTTTCCACGTAGAAATAAGAATGCTATGTGAAAATGTGTAGTATGTTTTTGTGTAGGAGAGTGAATGGAAAGGTAGTCTTGAATGGCCACCCGCCACCTCATTTTGGAATTATAATTACAAATAGATTTAAATAGGATTATAGAATCATTTTTTCCCATGAATCGAATGGATAAACTCGCAAACCTTGGCTGTATCATTAGATTTAAATTCAAAAACAATTTTCTTAGGTGTAATGACTAAAAAGGTAGGAAAGGATTTTATATTGCAGTATCCAGGGGTATAGTCATTGACGACGTAGTCACATTTCCAAAGAGGAAGATCGTAGAGGGAGGCGATGCGATCAAGGGCGGTTAGATCGAGAGCTTTGCAGGGGCCGCACCAAGCCGCTGTAAAATAGATGAGCAGGGCACCATCGCCGGGACGTTGACCAGTTGGACATTTGGTACCAATGACCCAATTCCAACGTTCTTCGAACTGGGCTTGATCCGTTAACTCAAACATTCCTATACTTGCCGTCGTATAAAATCGTAGAGTCCTTTTGCACCACCAGCTAACAAGAGAGCTGCTATAGAACCAGCTAAGACAGGGCCTAGACCGGATCCTTCGGATCGACCTCCTCCTACCTGAGTCTCTCTTGGTAGGGGGGGAATCGGAGGCATGGTTGGTACTGGAGGTATGGTTGGTGCGGATTGAGCGGCCAGGGTAGCCAATCGTCCAGGATCGGTAGCTGCCTGAAGAGCGCTGGAAGCTCCTCCTAAAATTTGTTCGCCATCTTGTTTCATTTGGGTAGCAAGTGCAGCACCTGATTTTCCAATTGTAAAGAGGGGTTTGAATAAATCAAAAAGTTCTTGAAAAATTCCAGATCCAGGTAAAAAGGAAAAGAGAGAAAAGGAGGGGACTAAACTTTTCAACCATTCTGTAAATGTGAGTTGTGTAGGAAGGTCGGTAGCAGGTCGAACTTCAAACAACTCTTTTGCTTTAATGGGATCAAATAAAAAGGAATAAGGAAGAGGGGATGAAATTCCTTCTGTCATGATTGTTCGCATTGTAAAGACAGCGTGGAACCAGTCATAGGCAACCCAAGCCCATCCAAATAAAAATAGAAAAATATTAAAACAACTGATTAGTTTTAGAATTCCTTGGCCATATTCTCCAAGATAAAATTTATCAGCGCCCAAACATCCAAAAAAGGTTAAAATGGTATACAAGATATAATCTTTTTGAGCCATAAACTTATCTTCTGGTTTTGCAAACACACCGCGACCAATTCCTTTTACCCAATCAAACGGAGAATTTAATCCTTCTCGTTTGATCCTATCTCCATCACTAAAAATTTGTAATAAATCCCAAATATACCATAATCCTAATGTACCCAAATTTACAATTAATTTAGCAATTGCAGTCGGAAAGGATCGTAGATAAATATGATCTACACCAAAAAATCCTAACAGAATGGAAAGTATTACAAATGTAAAGTAATCACGATCAGGATATTTCCATACTTCAACATCACTCATTAAATGGACAAAATTAGATGGATGTTCATTCATCTCCCTATCCCTTATACAGTAAAAAGGACACCTCCAAGTCCCGCAACAATACGTAAAATATTGTAATTGGTTGCATAGACGGTGACTCCTGAATCATATTGTGGAATACCTTGATTCATTTCCAATTGCAGCACAATGGTATCAATGCGACTAGCGTTACAGGTTCCTTGTGGTTGGGAGGCTTCCGGGGCCAATGAAAAAGAATAAGTATAGATAAAATCATTAGGAATGGCGGTATGATATTGCCAAGGTTGAACCAATCGAAAATAAGCAGCGGATCGTTTTTCAAATCGATCATATCCATCCAATTGTAGCAAGGCTGTACTAATGATATCTGTATTGACAACGGGATATTCAGTATAGGTACGGGAACCGTAATTGAACCATTCTTTTAATGTCATCATACGATCTTGTTGAGCCACCCATACAATTTCTTTGAGTGGGTGATTAAAGTTCAAATTTATATTGGCATAGAGGGAGGCGGCAGGGATACTGACACGGCGTTGAATTTGACTTTGTTCAATCAGGTATTCATGTTTACTGGAGGTAAAGCGACGACGTTCTTCCACATCTAGATAGATAAAATCACCCCATAGGATCATATCCGTAATGACAGGAGGAGCAGCCGTTCGAAAGGTAGGGTTTGATTCATACACGGTAGAGTAGACCATATCGTATCCATTTTTCAATCGGATATAAATTCGGATAGGAGTGGATTGAAGAGCGATAAGGGGGAGAGCGAGACCCACATTATTACAGAACCAAAAGTTGAGAGGGACGAAGAGACGGAGGGGGCCGTGTTGCGATGATTCATCATAGGCTTCTTGGGCTCCAATCATATAACTAAAACCAGCCTGTTTAGCACCAGGAGTCTTTAATCGATTCCATAGATACATCCATTCTCCGTATTGACGATCAATCTCCACTTGACCAATCAGAATACTCACATAATCAATCATAGCATAACCGATGCCATTGACCCAAGAAGTATCGGGAGTGGTAGGAGCAGGGGGAGTGGAACCATCGGGTAAGGGACCGGTAGGACTGATATACGGTAGTTGAATCTCTAACATCAATTGGGTCAATAGATCTCCACTACGAGGAATGGTAGTTGTAATTAGTTTATTAAAATCAACAGCGGTTTCAAAAACAATTCGTTGTGTTTCCATACTAAAATTAGTATGCCGTTTGTAGACTTGTTTAAAAAAAGTAGTTTGGGGGTTGCCGGTCAGGTAGATATCCTGGCGACCGGTTGCCACTAATTGTAGCAATCCTCCTTGCCTTGACATAATATTCTAATCTTATTACGGATAATTTACCAAGCAAATTATCCGTAATAAGATTAGAATAGATGAGTTTTACAACGACTTCCCAATTAAACAATCTCCTATTACGGGGGTTGCAAGTAAGAACTAATAGTAACACTCCGATCTCAACCTTCTTTGCACTTTATGCTGATGGTCGAGGAGGAACTTTTTGGGACCAAGCGTTACGAGCCAGTGATCTCTCTAGTTATAGTACCAGTGTAGCTCTTATTGGAGAAGATCAATCCACTCTAACATCCTATACAACCAGCAGTATTACGGGTATGGAAAATCAAATTGTTGTTTTAGAAGATAATTTCTCTACTTTAGCGGGGTCCGTAAGTACACAAATTGAACAAGCTTTTTATGGATTTTCTACCAATGTATATTTTGCAGATCAAGTAAGTAGTCTTCAATTGGAATTACAAACATCTGCGAGTAGTATTTATTCCACTCTTAGCAGTTATGATAATGCCAATTTCAGTACTTTGTCCTCTTACATCAATGGTTCTCAGACTGTAAGTTTTGGATATACGGATTCTTCTATTTCTACAGTCTATACACAGAGTGTGAGTACTTCTCAGGCCTCTCTTGATGCATTTTCAACTTTGATTAATAATTCCCTATTGAGTAGCAGCGTAGCCTTTGCATCTACTATTTTGACACAGAATTCCTCTTTGGCCTACTATATTTCAACTGATACAGCCCAAACAATATCTACAAATTCTAGCTTTCTTACAAGTATTTCAAGTCTGGCAGTGCAGATATCCAATTTGCAATATGTAAGTTCTATGACGGATTCGACTCTTTCAACTTATATCAGTTCTTATGTGAATAAAAGTCTGAATAGTTATGATATAAGTACACAATCTTCGATTACGAGTATTCTTGGAAATCTTTGTACAATTAGTACTGTAGCGATAAGTACGGCTATTCTTGCAATTAGTACAGCAACTGGATTTGCAGGACAGCTTAATAATCTATCCATTCAAACGCAACAAAATACATCTAGTATTACAAATCTTAATTTTAGTTTAAATCTACTTACAACCAGTACACTGATTAGTTCTATTTATGAATCCTTTTTAGGATTAGAAACCTTTTGTTGCACATTGGTGCAAAGTACAAATAGTGCTCTTACAAATACATTAAACTCCACTACACAATCATTTATTTCAACCATTTATTCAACCATTGTGGTTGATGTTATAGTATTAGTACAAGATATATTAACATCGACTATTCAAAGTACAACGGATGTAATCTATAGTACATTTAATTCAACAATAAGTACCATCTATGATGCATTTGTAGTAGATTTAACTGCACAACTTGATTCTAGTATTTTTGCCTATGTCAGTACACCTGTTGCAAGTTCATTGGAAGTGTTTAGTACCATGACCTATGAAGTAATAAGTACTTTTAGTACAAATTATGAAGGGGCTCTTTCTACCTTTAGTACAATGGCAGGGCAGGAGATTAGTACTTTTAGTACCAATTATGAAACTGCTTTAGCTAATTTCAGCACTCTAACATCAGTTGAAGTGAGTACATTTAGTACGTTGTATAATTCCACATTGATACAAGCGGGTACAACCTTTACTAATTTTGTAATAGGATTACAGAATTTTGTAAGTAGTTCAGCACTTTCCACATTGTATACAGAACAGATATTTACATTGAGTGGAGGCCAATCCACCGCATCTTTGGATCTTCCTGCCTTTCGAAACTTTGCTATCTTTATAAGTGATATTTTAGATACGTCTGAATATCGTATTACGTACAATCCTACAGCATTGTATGGAATGGATTGGAAAACAGGAACTATTTTAATTAATGTATTGAGTACAGGGTCGTATAGTTATAACAATGGAAAAATAGTCATGGATACGTATCGATGGGGGTTTCCCACCTCTATTTATGATTCCATGTTTCCTACTCTTTCTTCTGCGGATTATACGCTGATGTATGATTATCGTATTTACAATTCTACATTGTATACATCCTTACAGAATATTTATCCACGATTGAGGATATTGAATGCGAATGTGATAGGGGGGGGAGGAAGTGTGACAGCGGATTGGACAAATTATAGTTGGATACCGACGGGATTGCTAGGATCTCCACCGTTTTCACCCCAGATCAATGTGGATCTTCTTCAAGGAGGGTTTGTTGTACAACGAGTAGGACCTTTTGATATCACTGTTAGCACGACAACCTTTGCAACGACTCTAACAGGATCTACGGATGTTTCTATTTATTTTGCAGGGAGTGTAGGGGAGGGAGAAATTGTGAATGTAAATTTATAAATTGAAAAAGGTGGTATACCTTTTTTTAATACGAGGCCTTGGCCTTTGGAGGCCCACTCAGCGAGGGGGGGATGCATGTCGTGGTCTTGGAGAAGCCATTCGCGAAGACGGTCGTTGTAGTTTTGACGCCGTCTAAGCCGTACGTGGTGGACGTACTCTGCACGGGGGGAGGCGAACGCGAACGGCCCCTATTATTTTTTTTAGGGGCACTGTGTGCAGCTGCGGCGCCACCACCACCACCGTAGGAGGTGACGGCGACGGCGGAGGGAGGAGGGGTGCGCCCCCTCCCACCAGACTTGGTGGTGGGAGGGAAGGAGGTGCCGCCGCTGTAGGAGGCGCCACCACCACCGTAGGAGGTGACGGCGACGGCGGAGGGAGGAGGAGGGGTGCGCCCCCTCCCACCAGACTTGGTGGTGGGAGGGAAGGAGGTGCCGCCGCTGTAGGAGGCGCCGCCGCTGTAGGAGGCGCCGCCTCCAGAGGAGACAACGACGGGACCGTAGGCGGTCATGGCGCCGCCGCCGCCGTAGGAGGTGCCACCGCCGTAGGAGGCGGTGGCAGCTTTTTGGAGGGCGTCAAGCGATTCGGTGAGCTCTTTTATGTGGCGCTCGTATGCATCTTTTGTGTCCTCGAGCTCCTTGTTACGGCTCGTGAGGTCCTTGATACGCTGCTCGAGTGCCTGGATAAGCTGCTCGAGGAGCTTGTTCGTTTCCATGAACCCTTTATACCGCTCCATCAAGATGGACTCGTGGGAGTCGGGGGGGTTCATGTTTGTTTGTCCGCTTTTTACGAACTTAACTTTATTGGGTAATATTATCTTCTTCTTTTTTTAAAGAACGAATATCATTTTTTTTCGAAAAAAATTGATTTATTTTTTAAAAAAAATAAAAATCAGTTTTTGGATATAAACCAGCAAACCCATTCTCCTTCAAATGATCTCACGCCACCCTACCACAGGAAAACCCATTAAGATCATTCGATCCGAAGCAACTCTTTTTAAAAATGCAAAAACACTCATCTGGATTGAACCCGCGTTTGAACCCTCTCACCGTTGGTCGCGATGGAGTACTCTTCTATCCGATGTAAATGCACTACCTGTTCTTCAAGGAATTGCACCTTCCTTAGTAATTATTAGAACTGCAGAAGAAGTTGCTCTTTGGTCACACAATGAAGAAACTGTTTTAATTGTAACAGATGTAGCTAGTCGTGCACTCGGTGATATATCTTCAACCTGTCTCCATATCAATAACTTAAATAAATTATATCCCTTCTTACATGAATCATTGAATGATGAAAGTTCTCTAGAAACTATTGTGAATGCTATTTATACTCTTTTTAGATTTCAAAAATTAGTAACGGCGCGAGAAATTTCTTCTGCTACCAAAATTTCTATGGATGCAAAGGATACAATTATTCCACGGACTGTATGGATTTCGCAATACTTTCAGCATTTACATCCTACACGAGCTCGTGAGCTACGAGAATGTCTGGAACGCAATATAGCTTGTTCTTGGATTGATCAAATTCTTTTACTAACAGAGGGAGAATTAAAAGATCTTCCTTCTTCTGATAAACTAATTCTGCATCCTTTTAGAAAACGAGCTACCTATGCGGATACATTTCAAATTGCAATAGAAAAGATTCCAAAGGGGAATAATTCTATATTAATTTTTTCTAATTCTGACATTTGGTTTGATTCTACGCTTCGATCTCTTTGGTCGATTGATCTAAGTAAAAAAGTTTGTTTAGCTTTGTTGCGATGGGAGGGAGATACAATCTTTGGTCCTCGTCCTGATTCACAGGATACATGGATTGTAGGCCGTGATACCTTTGATGTAAAAGTAGATCCTTTTCGATTTTGTTATGGGATTCCAGGATGTGATAATATTGTTGCCATTGAATTTTTAAAACAACGATTTCTAGTGTCGAATCCTGCTTACACTATTAAAACGTATCATAATCATTCCTCTTCCATTCGATCGTATGATGCTAGAAATGATATTCTTTATAATGATGTATATTTATATATAGATCCTACATTTATTCAACCGTTTGAAACAACCAACTCCTTTGGAACTCCTGTAGGAGGGTGGAATACTTCGATTAAAACATTTTCACGAGAGGTAGGATTTCTACAAAAGTCTTTGCTTACTTTAGCTCCTTACACCCCTCCAACCTCTCCTCCGCTTTATCATTTAAATCAAGATCTTTTCGTTACACCTGAAGGACTCCTTTCCAATTGTACAACTCTTTGGAATCATCCTTTGTGGGCTACCTCTACCGTCCATACCTTGACTCCTACTCTTCCTCTTCCTTCGATGATAGCTCTTTGTAGTGCAGAAAAAGATCCTGCGAAGTGGATGCTTCAAAGTTTTCCACAAATTTTACGCATTTTATCTTTGAACAGTAAACTTCATTATTTGATTCCACCCACTCTAACCTCCATACTTCCAGATGGAACTCCTAGGGAGGAAGGAGTTCAGTATTGGTCTCAGTCTGTGTGGGCTCTTCCTACTCTGCCTCCACGTCCTACGCAAGAAGACATTGAGCTATTGCGATCCAAGTGGCCTTCTTCTTCCACTTCTTCCACTCCTACGATTGTATTTCTTCTGAGTGAAGATCTTCTTTCTCTTCATCACGCAGAACAAATTTATAGAATGCATTGTGTTCATACGGTGGATTGTGAAACTACTACACGTTGGAATGTTCACTATTTACATCCTACTGATGCACTGGAACGAGTAGGGGGGGCGTTAGAAGAAGCTGATTGGGTAGTAGGAGAAACAGGTCATGCGTTATTTCCTTGGAGTTGGAAATTGAAACCAAATTCTATAATTTTAGAATTTCAGAAAGAAGAATTGATTTCGGATGAAATAGCTCATGTAGCCGGTGCTGCTTCTCTTCGCTATGTGATGGGGGTGCAACGATTTCGAGAACCCATCGAGGATCGTCGTCAACAAGCTTTACTGGATGTAGGAGTCGCGATCAAGAAATACGGAATGGTCCTGCGGTTGAAAGAATTGACTTCTGGTGGATCTTCTCTCCCAGTGATCACACTTCCTACAGAGATGACAGGAATTCATGTACATAGTGGAGATTCGTTTCGGGCCATGATTCAATTATGGAAGGAGCGTGGGTATTGCCGTGTTGAGCTATCAGCTCAAACACCTTTTTGCTGGTGGGGGACTACGCTGCTCTATGATCGTGATACGATGAAATGGATGGAGGTAGAGAAACCTTCTTACAAACTTGCTTTGATAGGAAATCCTGGAGTGACGGATAAACTCCGACAGTCCAAGTGGTCGTATTGGCCACGGTATCCACAGTTGGTGGAGAGGGTGAGACCTCGTGGATGGGGGGAACGGACTCTCACCTCCATTTTTCTGGGTCGGATTGAGAATGGAGTGCAGAAAAAACATCGTGAAGGAGATTGGAAGTCTGTAGAACTATTTGAATGTCCTGTCGACTCTTCAGGAGGACCTTACAAATATTCTCCGTCAGAGTATCTTGATCTGATTGGAAAAAGTAAATTTGGACTTTGTTTAGCGGGATACGGGGGGAAATGTTATCGTGAAATTGAATATTATGCTAATGGAACAGTTCCGATTGCTGCTCCTGGTTGCGACATGACAGGTTATTTGAACCCTCCGGTGGAAGGAGTTCATTTTCTACGGGCGGCTACTTCTGAAGAATTGAATCACCTTGTAAAAACTATTTCTCGTTCTACGTGGGAACGTATGTCCGCAGCAGGTCGTCTTTGGTGGAAGGAAAATGCTTCTGCGGAAGGATTGTTTCGACTCACGTCAAATCGAATTCAGACGTGTTTGCCGTATGCAGGAATTGGGCTTCCTTTGTAGGTGGAGATAGAATGAGACAGACTCGTAAAAAAAGTTATAAATCCTTGAATGCGTTAAGTGTTCAAGAAGCGATAAAAATTGCTACAGATGGACGAGGCATTCGTCCTTCCAAAGATCCTCTTTTTGTAATTAAGTATGGTCCTCCAGGAAGTGGAAAAAGCAGTGAAACTGTGTATAAAGAAATTAAAAAACTAGGTTCTTTACAATCTTTTGTAGATATTAATCAGGATACTTTAGTAGAATCTCTTCAAAATTATCAAAAAAATCATACCCAGTACAATCGGTTACGGCATCAAAAAAATAAAAAAGGTTTGAGTTTGTATAAAAAAAGTGCAATTGTATTAAAAAAAGCGATTGAAGCTCGTGCAAACATTATTATAGAAATTACAGGAGGGCATGATGAAGGGAAAGAAGGTCCCTTGGGTTGGATTTATAAACTGTTGAAAGGAACACCTTATAAACTAATTGTAATTATGCCGATTGTACCCTTGAAAACTATTTTAAAACGATTAGAAACTCGTTCACGAAAGCGAAATGTAGAAGAAGTAAAAGAAGAATATAAATGGTCCTTGGATAATTTTGAAAAATTTATTAAACTCCAACATGATGTAATTCTAGTTGATAATATGTAAAAGAGAACTGGATTAAAATTGAATATATTTTTTAAATATATAAAAAGAGGCCTACAAGATGCCAAAAGCATTAAAACGACGCATCCAATTTTCTGGAGTGGTGGATCCACGGTTGGATCTACTCATTCAATTCTCCATCTTCATTTCTCTTCAAAACCACGGATCTTTCTTTGGTATTGGACATGATGTGCGAGAGGGGATTCGACCGCGAATGTCTCGAATTCACTCGCCAGAAACAATCTACTCGCAGCTCGATCGATTTGGAATTACGATCAGCTGCAAAAAACCTTCCTTTTCTCACAACTTCACGCTTCCGGAGCCATTTCAGAAAGAATTTGAACGCATTAAGCGGAATATTCTATCTGATATCATTTGCGCCTTTTGCAGATATCGTTTATTGAACGATACTTTCCTTATTTCAGGCACACCTGCGAAAGTGGAATATGGCTTGATGCGTCCAGCCTACATTGAGTTGAAATTTCGCGACTCTGCCACCTTGAGGGCCGTTCTATCTCTTCTTGACCCCCCTGAGCGGGTTCAAACAGAGAAGTAGATTCCTTTCTACTAGTAGGATGGGCTACACCGGTGGTTGGTGGAATATTTTCTTTGCGATACTTACCTTTTTCACGGGTGGTCTAGGAATGTTCTTTACTCGGTATATGAAAGGAGCTTGGTCTCAGGCTTGGTGGGATTATATTCCGATTTTGTGGATCCCCGTTTTAACGTCTTGGATCCCGTCCGTTTCGATTTGGTACGGATTGTACGATTCTTAATAATTGGTTTCTTATAAAGATAATAAGCTCTATCTCCATCCTCTTTTAATTTAATATGAAATAATGTTTGAAATACTTTTTGTACTTTTATTGAACTTGTATAACTATTATAAAATAGGGTAAGAGGTTTTTCAAGTGGAGTTTTTTCATACGAAGCCGATCCATAAAGAGGTTTGAATAATTCCACTGGAGGCCCACCCAGTCCCAGATGTAAAATTTCAGGCAAGAATACAGTTTGAGAAGGATAAAATGCCATTTTTTGATTAATTTCTAGAATGTAAGGATTGTGTTTTGTATCAAACAAGATATCTACTCCCAGCAATTCATATCCATTCTTAATTTTCCAATCGGGTATGAACGAATGTTGCAAATTAAAAATTGAATGTAATTCATTTGTAATGTTTTTCATTCCAGCACGTGTCTCTTCTTCAGTCCATCCATCCGGTCGTTCCATGGGAAAAAATGCATTGTGAGTATTCCTTTTTTTATGAGTATCATAAATTTCTGGTTCTTTCAGCCTTCCAACCTCATATGGTTTATTGGATAATACATAGGTATGATAATTGCTACAGTAAATACTTGTTTTACCATTTTGAACGACTACAACTACAATTACACGAATATGAAATTTGTATCCTTTGAAGGTAGCCGTTGTTTCCAGAGCATCTTGAAGAATCCATCCTTTAAACGCTTTGGTAGGTGTATATGATTTTACAAATTCCTGTACTTCTTTTACAGAATCAACTACTTTGTTACCACTTCCAGCAAACCCATCGGATGCTTTTAAAAATTTATATTTTGTTCCACGATTTATAAATTTTACCAGAGAGGGTTCATAAATTGTTTTAAAGAGTAGAACGGGAAGAGCTGCTTTACTTTTTATATTTACCAACATTTCCATAAAGGTATATTTTTCTGTAAGAACTTCTTTACTGTGTCCTGTCAATCGATTAATTGTTTTAACCTGGGATAGATCTCGAGGAAGGGATCCATATCGATTTAATAGAATTAAAAAAGAGCAGCCTTCTGAAGAAGGTTTCATACCTACCGAAGAAAGAATTAATTCAATTGCTTCTTTCTCTGGATTTTCACCTTTCAGACAAAACATCCTCTAATGAGGACTTCTATATTTTGCAATAAAGATTATTATTTTATACGCGATAGGATGATGTTTTTCTAGTTTTCCCAATTGTTTTCCTATGAATAAATTAAATTCTTCGGTTGTACCGGTTCGTTCTAGAAAATGAGTATGGACAGAACCCAAGGGGAGGTTTTCTACGGTGATTCCTGCTCCCACGGATCGGTTAATTCCAAACATTTCTTTTTGATGGGAAGGAGAGTGGGGGGATTGAAACATTCTCCACCAGCCATAATTATGATTTATATCAAATTCATACAATCCTTCTTTAGCTGCCTTTGCCACCTCTTCTAGCGCAGCTTGTTCAAAGAATCGACTGGTAGGCAATGCTTCTTTCCAAATAGCTAACCAAGAAGGATCTTTTAACCACAGAAATCCAGCATTATACACTCCATACAAATCGGTATCACTCTTACGAATGTAATGCGGACTCAGAGCTACGGTTGCTGTAGTGGGAAGGGTGGGAAGAGGTCCAAGAAAACAAATATCTGCATCAAAGAACCAGACGCCGTCTTTTGAATCGGTAAATGCAAGTTCCATGATACGAAGTTTTTCTGCTGTGTAGGGGTGGAAGAGACCTTTGGCCTCCATCTCTTTCCGATTCATTCCTTCGTAACGATTCATGATAGAATAAAACTGTCGTTTTCCACTGTAAGGAATTTCAATCAATTTCGGAAGAGTCTTGTCATCCGTAGCAATGTGCAACGACGGAAGTGGATCTACAAAGAGTTGCAAACTATGCAGAAAGATCCGAAAATCATCCGTAGCCTGAGGGCCCGTTACAATCGTTGCAACCGTCTGCATTCTTTTTATATGTATAATAGATTGTTTAAGATGTATCAATTTTCTTAAAATTTTTAAAAAATGATTGGACTCTAACATACTAGTATGATAATCATACTAGTATGTATATATTTCTATTCTTACTAGAATTTATTACTGCTGCTAGAAATCTAAACAATCATTCCTATGGAGACTTTCGAATTACTTGGTACGATGATCCTGAGTTTGCCTACGAATGCACGGGATTCAATTTGTTTGGATATTCAGACCTTTGCAACGAATGGACGAAGGTTTTACAGCAGAAACAAGTATTGAACTATCTAACACCAGCTGGAATTGATCTAGCCCTTCATTATACAGTTAAATACTGTATCTATCAACTTTCTCATTTTAAATGTATTGAACTGATTGATGGATTGTTATTGAATGGTGCGAATCCATGTTCTACACAAAATCTCATTACTCCGTACGATGTATATATTCAGCGGAGATTGTTTCCTAGATTAGATATTTTAAATAGAATCATGTGTGATTAATAAGAAATCATTAACCGCCCTTTCATTTTTTCATAAGCGCGTTCCGCATTGGTATCTCCTGTGGCCAATCGTCGTTGTCGTTCCAATTCTGCTCGTTGTTGTGCAGCCTGAATCGCCATGACCGAGGCGTGTTCTTCTGCAGAAAGTTCCGTCGGTGCAGAAGCTCGTTCCGCTTCCATCTGGTGATAGGTCTTGGTGGCCGTCGGTGCATCACTAACTTCTTGGGAAAAGGTGGATCCTTCTCCATAGGCGTACTTGAGATCGGTGTAGGCAAGTCCTCCGTCGGATCCCATGTGTTTAGTGAAGTGGGCGGGGCGACCGCCGCCAATTTCGGTAGCGCCAGTGGCACGGAGGGCCAAGGCTTCAGGATGTCGATATCGTTGCAGGGTAGATTCAGCTGCACGAGGTTTGGTGGAGATTTCTTCTTGAAACACGGAACGGAACTTATCGGCATTAAACTTTCCTCGCAATTCTTCCACTCCTTTATGAGATCGTTCCTCACCTGCCGCCTTTAACCAATCTCCATAGCCATCGTCACGATCAGGATCGGGTAACTTATGTTCATCAAATAATTTATTAAACGTGGTCATATTTAAATTTTTAGCATTGAGAGACACAGGGGCAGCATCTTCTACTCGTAAGGTTCCTGAGGGGGCGTCTTCATGGATCAGAGTGGTGGAGGGTCGCACGGGTGTAGCACGGTAGGCGAGAGCTTGTTCCATCGTAACGGGTGCATCGGTGGCACGACCCGCAGCCCGTGGAATCAATTTATTCAAAATTTCTTCAATATAGGTGTAGGCGCGTGATACCGCATCAAACAGGGCGGGACTTCCCCCCTTATCGGGATGGGCTCGTAACGCAGATTTCTTATACGCCATTTTTAATACTTCCATCGTGAGGGGAGCTCCATCATCCAATCCTAACAGATCATAGGCTTCGTGTAAATAATCCAATGCTCGTTTGGGAGGTGGTACGGTAGCTAGAGTGGTAGAAGGAGGTGTAAATCGTAGAGGGGGGGGAGGCAGAACAGAGGATATACCAGGCCACTGAGCGGGTTCCCCGCGTTGCACTGCTGCTCTCCATTGCAATAATCCTGCATAAACTCCTGCATATTTAGCAGCTGTAACATACTCTGGGCCGGATAATAAGGTATCTAACATTTTAAACCTGGCTTCTAGGCTACCAATAGCACAAAGATTATTCCAAATTCTCAGATGGCGTGAATCGAAGGAAGCCGCCGCGCCCATTTCTTTCTCTTTCTATTTCTATTTGTCTCTTTTACCGTTGGTCTGAGATATAACTAATGCTTTTTTAATTGCATGATCTAGTTCATTGTACATAAATTCGGATGTTAGAATGCGAAGGGCGAAAGTTCGTGCAGCATGTGCAATTTCTTTACACTTTTCTTCGTGTTCTTTGCACCATTTAATTTTTTCAATTAGGTCATTAAGTCCATCCTTAACTGGAATGTAGTGTACCCATGGTTCCAATTTGTATTGAAACCAAAGAGAAGATCCACTTTCTTGAAGCAATATAGTAGATCCTAGTAGCATCCATTGGGCCAATCGATACGCTCCAACATTGCCATCCAAATGAAGTATATATTTATAGTGACTTTGTTCTTCAAAACTTAATTTAGAACCTTCTTTAAATTCTTTTGAATTAATACGTCCTACTTTACGAGTATGTATTTTCAGACTGCTTGTAATAGTTGTAAGTCGAGCATCCAATAATTCTGGAGATTGTTTACTAAGTTGAACTGCTTTTAATCGCGGGTTAGTATCCACTGTCCAGCCACATCCAGTAGAACCTCCACGAAAGACAGCCATTGGTTTCTTTTTAGAGAAATCAAGTTCAAGTTTGGATAGATCAAACGTACGAGTATCAATCGTAAGAATAGATCCTTTCATAGATTCCAATCCTTTTATTAATTGGATATCATCAATCATGGGGATAGGAACATCTAGATAATCTTTATGGCCGCACCAAGCTAGAATAGGGAGGAGGGGGTGATGGAGGGGGATAGGAGAAGTGGTAGAACCGGTAACATGATAAAATGGATCTTTAAAATTTTTTCGATAAATTAAAACATCGGTCGGAGATACTAAGTAGACACCTGGAGGAAGGGTATGCCCATTTTTTTCATAATTTTGAAATAAATGTAAAGTGACGCGATCTTCTCCATCCTCTTTTTTAAATTCTTTTATAATGCAGTGCATTAAGCGTATGGTTGGTTTATTTCTAATTGTTTTGGGTAAAAACTTTCGATAATGGTTAGAAATCTTAGAAGGTCGCAATAAAATTTGAAAAATCTCTTCCTTGTGTTTTACAATGAGTAGACATTTATGACCAATTGCTTGAAATACATAATGTAATGTATTTTTTGCAGCTTCTGTTCGAAATTCTGGAGGCAGGGCCTCAAGTGCTTCTTGAATGGATTTAGCAATCATCCCTACTAAGTGTTAGAACTCTTCTTCGGGCAGGAGCTTTTTTGATTGTAAATAGAGTTTCAAGGAATCGGTTGCAGTAGTAGTCATAAATTCTGCTTGAATAACTCCACTTTCTACGACACGAATGGTTGGAAGTTTTCCAATTGTAGCTTGTTCTTTTTCTGAAAGAGCATCGTAGTCATATTCTTGAAGGGGGAGGTTGGATTGTTCAGATAATTCTTTTATTTTTGGTTTTACCACGATACAAGCTTTGCACCATTTAGCGCCAATATAATGAAGTTCCATTTGTTTATAAATAGAATATTTATAAAAAAATAATTCTCATTTTTTAAGAAGGGCCATGCCAGGCTCGAAGGGTGGAGGGAAGAACCAATGGAATCATAGGTTCACATTCCCACAAGAAACGGCGACCTATACTGACCATAGACCATTTGAGTGGAAAGAGTTCGGGATGATCTTTTGGAAAGGACTGATAGGAAGCTGGTAGAAGAGAATAGGAAGAGAGAGGCAACACCATGGCTAATTGATCTGTAGGGGCCAAAGGGGGGCGTTCGGTAGTAGGAATTACGATGTGATCGGGTACTTTTACTGACTCTAACAGAGGGGCTATCCACCATGGATAATACCAGTCCATATCCACTTTTACTCCTTTGTAATAGGCGTAACACCAGGCCAAGGCTTCCACATATTTCTCACTTGTTAGTTTTGGAGAAGCTCCCCACAATCCTACTCGTTGGTAGGCTTCTTTGTAAGTGGGTCGAAGTCTTCCTTCTTCAATTAATACTTTTTCAGCAGCCCATACAATGGGTAGATCATTCTCCTCCGCTTTTGCACGTTCCACTGGATCAGAACTAAAACAGAACTGTCCTGGTATCGAGGTAAGTTTATTTTTTGCAATTTCCAATAAATAGATTGGTTCCATTTTAGCTAATTCTTGTAAAAGAGCTTTTAAAGTGGGAGGATGATATTCATGACCTGAAACGATAGGAGGATGAAGGATACGGACTTGTTGGTAGGACTCTAACATTCGCTCCATCCCTTCTTCCTTAATTTTATACCCAAGTCCATGAGGAACAAAATCATTTCCCAAGAGGTTCATACAGGCTGCAAATTCATCCATTGTGATCTTCCATTTAGTAGAAAGTTCTTTTGCCAAGAGTTCAATGGATAAATACAAAAACCGTTTTTCTGCAGATTTTATCCCAAAGGCTACATTTTCACGATATAATTGAATTGTTGTAGTTGTTTGTAACAATGCCAAAATAATTAAATCAGCATCTAGACCATACACGACCATGTGAGAGGTGGGATTCTTTCGTAATCGTTCCATTAACTTTTGTTCCCCTTCCCCAGGTTCATCGGTCGCACTTACATGAACAGGGAGGGTTTGTCGTTTGGACCATGCATGAAAAGCTATACCTAGATTATTCATGAAGAGGGTACCCGGTGTAATTGCATTTGTATTCCAACTTCCTTCCGATGGAACTGATTTAAATCGTCGTCCCCGTTGTTGACGAATTTTTGCCATGGGAGCGACTCCATCAAAGGCTACCCAGACTCCTTCCGATGGATTTACATCTTTTATAATTTTTTCAATGATTTGAATGGTTTCTTCAATTAGTTCGGACTCCCACATTGATTTATGGATTGGATTATATGGTTTTCGTTTTGAAAGAGATGCAACTGCATCATAAATAGCACAATTTGCATCAAATCCAAGAATGGTAGGACGACCTTTTTCTTGAAGAGGGGAGACGAGTCCTTTTATTGTTTGTATCAACCGTTTGTAGAAGGACGGGATTCCCATGGATAATTTTTTTAGTTCACCGAATGCCACGAAAGCTTCCTCTAGTTTTCTAGTAGGTATTATCGAAGCGTTTAAATATACCCTTGATATTGTTCCTGATACACTTCTTGTATCAGTTTGTTTATTTGCATTACTGCTTCAAAGCCCCTCTTTTACAGCCCTTGGGCTCTCTTTATTATCGGTAAATTTAGTTCATCCAGTTCTATCTAGTTTTTTACGAGAAATAGTTCCTTCAGGATGGGCTCTCACGACTCGATCGACTGGAAAATTCCCCGGTACTTCTGTGGAGCGTATTCAGCTTAGTACTACAACTACAAAAGCGGATGTTCCTAGTTATTACACTCTGTTTATTGGTACAATCCTTGGATGGGTCGCCCCTCTTCCTCTCTTTTATAAACCTGAACTTGATATTTCTCCTAATCGATCTCTCGCCGCCACTGTCAGTCTCTGCTTTTTAATTCTGTTTTCAACCATTCTATTTGCCTACCGATTTCTGGCCTCTCATGATACTTTTATGGGAATTGTTCTGGGTGCCGGACTAGGAGCTATTCTTGGATTTACTCTATTCATCGGATTGTATTATGGAACACAGCGTCGTGTAACAAATCTATATAACTTTCCTCTCCTTAGTACTACCTATGGAGGATCCAAACCTATTTATGTATGTGCTACTAAATAAATGTGATATAGATTCTATTTATACAAGAAGAGATTTATATCTTCTTGTATAAATAGAATAATGAGTTGGTTACTTCGAGGGCGTGAATTAGTCTTTGGAACCTATGATAATCTTCCGACTATTTTTATTGTAGGATCTCTTCTACTTGGATCCATGACAGGAATTGTTCCAATTCTTGTATTAGGTCTTGCAACTGCTTTTTTAGGTTTGCTCGTATTTGCATTTCAACTTGCTATGCGTGGTATGTTTGGAGATACAACCCCCCTTTCAGTATGGTTCTCCTCTTCAGGACCTTGCAGTTTAAATAAGCGAGGATCGATCGAAGTATTAGTTAGTAGTTGGGTTAGTATTACAAGCTTTGTGTTAACCTATCTCTTTTTAAATGCATTAGCAAACTACACAAAACCTCCACCCGATGGAGCAAATGATCATCTGGTTGCAAATAGAGCTTCCTATATGATTAGTGCCATGATGGCAATGGTTATTGTTGCAATTATATTAGGTACATCTCGTTATATGTTAGGGTGTGAACCAATTATAATGACTCTTCTAAGTCTTAGCTTAGGGGTAGGAGTGGCGTATGGAATGTGGAATTTAGTAGATATTAAAATGGGAGATGTATTTCAAATTGTAAATAATATGGCTTACATTAATTCATCAGGAGGAGCAACAACTCCTGTTTTATGTGTTCCTTCTGCTTAATAAGATCCTGATTCAACAAGTGCTACCAAAGCTACTATTTCTACCATCCATTCTTTATAGGTGGCACGAGCATGAGGTTTCCAAAAAGTTTCGAGTGTAGTAAGACTCTCTCGAATCTCTTTACAGGCCGTAGATCGATCCACACTTTGATAAAGTGCATAGGCTTCTTCTTCGGTTAGTTCAGTAGCTCCTGTAGAACGATTAACATGATTATGAAATTTCCAAAGTCCTTTTCGAATGGCTTGTTGAACTTCGATTCCTTTTGCAGGAGTCCATCCTTTTATAGTCGGAGGCATGACTCCACGAAATCGTCGAACAGGAATAGGAGGGGCGACTGTTTCTAAAGATCGTATAAAAATAGAATTTCCTCGAAGATACTCTTGCATGTGTCGTCGACATATTTCACATGGAATGGTTGTAGAAGTCAATATCATCATATGTTTCCATCGATAGATAATATCTCGACGATCACTCCATTCAGCTAGTGTATGAAATATTTTCCAAAGAAGCGGCCCCCATTCCCATCCTGGTTTTTTTAAAACAATCGATTCCATATCTATGGTAGAAGGATTTAAACGTCCCTATCAAATTCACTTTAAATGTATACTTTTCATCCTGGAGTAATTTTACGTCAAACAAAACAACCATTCATAAAACGTAAGAACAAAAAACAATCATCCCCCTGTATACCTTCAACTCCATCTTTAGTTCAAGCATTTCGAATGACTCTAACAGGTATCAATGAACCTCCTCTTCCTGGTAAAATTCGTATGTTGGTTAAAAAAGATCTTCCTGATTATATAAAAATTCCTCTGTATAGTCATGATCGAAGTATAACTGAATGGCACACTCTTTTTGAATCATATAGTACATGGAAGATAATTCCACAACAGGAAATTATTGCACAATACAATGCATTTTTTCATTGGAAGGCCACTGGTATTCTTTTGAAGAAAGAGTATGAAAAACAGATGCGATCGCGATTTATTATTAAAAAATGGATTCAACAAGTTCGAACAAAAATCTATAGGCGTCATATTGTAGGTGAAACTGATTTACGAACATTAGAACCTATTGCAAATAAAGATGCTGTAGAAGTATTTTGTCATAGTACAAAATCAGTATATAGATTTCATGTAAATAGTTTAATTCGAATGATTAAGGAAAATCTTTGTTACGAACAATGGGGGAGAGCGGATCCAATGGAACCTAGAAATCCGTATACCAATAAGCCATGGACACTTGTTCAATTGATTGAACTAATTCGTCAGATACAGATAATTGGATACAAAATGCCATCTTTTTTATCACAATTTGTAGAAGCTCGTTATTCGATTGATTTATTTTATAAAAGAAATCAATTGCAACTAGGAATTGATGCTACTCGACGATTTTTTGAAACTCCCGACTCGATGGAAGTTCGATCTGATATTATTCTTCAACTTTTTGAACAAATTCAGAAAATGCATCGAGTTCATTTATATAGAATCATTCAAAGAAAGAATTGTACTCCGATTCTTCAAGAACGTTGGGAAATATTAATTAAAAATACATGGATCTACGATAATTATGGATATTCTCCAAATTATGCATGGAGAGATACGATTGATCAAACTATAACAATTCAAAAACTATTTAATAGTTCAATTGACTGGTATAATTCTAAATATCCATCTGTAGTTATACTTGCGATTCCAATTTTGCGGGAGGCCGCCCTGCAAGAACCTCCTTTAGAAGAAGAGAGTGATGGAGCAGACAGCGAGTAAAATTCTTCCACGACTATGGCTTGGGAATAAAACTGCTGCATTAGATACAAATTGGTTACGAGAGAATCATATTACGACTGTTTTCAATTGTACCAAAGATATACCGTTTGGAGCAGGTCCTTTGCATCAGTATCGAGTTCCGATTGATGATTCCCTCCAACAAGAAGATATTCAGAAGTTAACTACTTGGACTCCTGAAATAATGTATAAACTGATGGCAGAATATAATCGTGGTGCTGTGATTCTTGTGCATTGTTATGCAGGAGTGCAACGATCCGCAGCTGTAGTTGCTATGTTTTTAATGACTCTTACTCGTCAACCACTGTCTGTCATTTTTCCATTTATGCGACATTGTCGTTCTATTGTCTTTACTCCCGCTATGAATTTTAAAGACTCTATTCAATCGTGGGAACGCAACTTCTTTTCCTATATAAACCAAACTAGGCGAATGAAATAGAAATGAATTATATTCCACTTGCTTCTGCACCACCTCCTCTTTGCGCACAGTGTGGGCAAGGAGGAATTATTCTTTCAGTTCGTTCTTCTTGTGGATGTATACTTCCTCTTCATTTACAGTGTCAACCTCTTCTTCAAAGTCACGGAATCTGTCCCTATTGTCGTACAAACTGGATCAACTCCTCCTCTTCTTCTGTCGTCACTACTGAAATCACCTATCATCCTGATCGGCGTTGGATCCTTTACAGTTTATTTTGCATTGCAATTCTAATTGCATTGGGTATTCTTTGTTGGTTTTTATATAAGGCGCTTTGAAATCTCTTCCGTTTCTACAGTAGGAACCGCTATCTCCATATAAGCATTTGAAACTTTGTTAGGATTCACTGCTTTTATAGTTTGGTCTCTATATCGAATAACTGGTTGTGTATCATCTCCATATATATGCAGCTTGATAGATGAATTGTAGATATATGGAAATGTATGATACGTTAATAGAATTATATCACGGTATTGACATTGATTTAATTCTATCTGGCTTTGAATCCATTGAGTATCATACGAACCTCTAACATTCATTGAGATTGGATATCCTCGCCTGGCCCAAGAATCCGAATGTTTCCACCAAGTCGTCCCTATAATAGAAAGATTATATTGATCCAAAAAATGTGAATCTCGTTGCAATAGATGAACGTTATTGAACTGTTTTGCAATGTGGTCTACCCAAGAATACGGTGGATCATTGGGTCCTGGTATATAAAATACTTTTTCAAATTCTTTGGAACTGTATTGAAAGAGGAAAGGGAGTGTTTCAGAAGTTCCACAATTACCTACTAATGCTAGATATGGTGCTACCGGTTCTATCATTTGTTTGATATTCATAGATTTTAGAAGATGCAGATTACTTACATATTGCATCCGAAACAGTCCCAGTTTGGTAAGTTGCGAGGAGCTACGCATTTTAAAAAGAACCGAGTAGGGAGAGTTTAAATGGTAGTAGTTTATTTGTTTCACCGTGATTTACGACTTCCCGATCATCGAGGACTCGAAGCAGCTCATAAAAAAGCAATTGAATTAAAAACAGTCATACTCCCGTTGTTTGTATTTACACCTGAACAAGTTACTTCTAATAAATTAAAATCAGTTAATTCCATTCAATTTATGATAGCCTCGTTACAAAGTTTGGATATGGCTCTGAAGGGGGCACGGTCGCGCCTTGTGTGTTGCTATGGAGATACAGTGGAGGTATTGAAGGCATTAAATAGAAAAATAGGAATAGAGTGTGTAATTGATGTTAGAGATTATACACCGTATGCAAAGGAACGGATTGCTGCATTGAAAGACTCTAACATTCCGTATGAATGTATTGAGGATTCTTATTTAACGAATCCTGGATCGGTATTGAATGGCACTGGGAAACCATACCAAAAGTTTACACCCTTTTGGACAGCAGCGCGAAAGGTAGAGGTTCCACATCCTACATCGGCTATAGGTGGCCCCTTTATTGTACGAAGTGGGGGAGGGAAGAAAACACGTTCCTTGCGAAGTTACCCTATGGAAATTTCGTTAGATACGATGCGACGTCGGTTAGTCCCTCATCCTAATGAAGAAATTGCTGTAAAAGGGGGTCGAGAAGAGGGCCTGGAATTGATGCATCGAATCCCATCCAATTATGAGAAAATTCATGATATTCCCTCTCAATCTACCTCCATGTTATCAGCTCATTTACATTTTGGAACCGTCAGCATTCGTGAAGTCTATTGGGAAGGAAAGAAGAAAGGGGTAGACGCCTTCGTACGGCAGTTGTACTGGAGGGAGTTCTATATTTCAATAACTAATAGTTTTAAAGAATTGTATGGCATAGGTTTATATGAATTTCAAAAAGATCCACCACGCCCGTTGACAGAGAAACAAAAGGATGCGTTTGAACAATGGTGTAAAGGAACAACCGGCGTCCCCCTGGTGGATGCAGGAATGAAACAGATGTTACGAACAGGCTACATGCATAACCGTGTGCGATTGGTCGTAGCCAATTGGCTCGTCAAAGATATGAAAATTCATTGGAGACTAGGGGAACGATTTTTTGCACAGCATCTTGTCGATGTGAGCCCGAGCAATAATACACTAAATTGGCAATGGGTCGCTTCTGTATTACCCTTTAGTCAAGCTCCTTTTAGAAAAGTGGATGCTTATAGAACGGCTGAAAAGTTTGACCCGGATGGAGTCTATGTAAAAACATGGTTAAAAAATTGATTTTAGATTTATGCAATTATAAATATGGATATAAAATGGGACTCCTCTTTAGTATTCCAGGTGCTCAAGCGCCTGGGGCAAAAGAACCGACGAAAGAGACTTCTTCGGTATGTCTGCAGTCGCCTCAACCACTAAAATTGCTGGAAGAGGAGAAGAACCCGCCATTGCCTCCACCGCCTGAGAAATGTCAAGAACCACTTTCCATAGGGGGAGTGGTTTGCTCATCACCAAGAGTTGTTGCATCAGGTTCGCCGGTACTTCTTTTGACAGCTCCTTCTCCCTCCAAAGCGGAAGAGGAGCTTTTGGACGCAGTTTCAAAGGGGGATTATGTTGCTATGGTTCAAGTGCTTGATCGTTGCCCATTCCTAATAAACAAACAAGATGAGGATGGCCAATCCGCATTGTACATTGCAACAAAACGTTCGCGAAATGCACGACATCCAATGAACGTGGTATACTTTCTTATCATCCAATATCTTTGTAAGAAAGGTGCAGATACTACGCTTACTGCATGGAACGGTCGAACTCCGTATGAGGAGTCTATATGTAGCAGTACCGACCCTGAGAACATCTCTTATCAAATTATGATGTTTCTCAAATCTAAAGAAAATGCGGAATAGTTTTTTAAACAAAACAAAGAATCTTAGAAATGCCCACTTCGATTGAAGATCACGGCGGCGTTGTTCCTTCCGAATTTCACACACGCTCTCTTCCCTCTACTCCCAATAAACTAGTTCTTATTGTAAATGTTGGAACCGATCGCTTGAATATTGAACTCTTTAAAACCTTATTTATGCCCTATGTAGAGCATGTATTTTATAATGTAGCGGATCCATCTCCCTATAGGCATCTTCCCATTCATCCTCTTGTTAGTATTAGTACCATATCAAATAGGAAGGAATTTGTAACCAAACTTGCTGCCGAGAGACATTCTAGTTTCTTTTTTCATGAAATATCGAATGAATCCTTCATTCATCCAGAGCTATGGACGTTATTAAAACATGCTGAACCCAATACATCTTACACCTTTGTAGATTCAACTGGTAAAGTTCATATGTTGTCCTATGTGACCGAGACAGGAATTGTTGATAAAACTGTAACTACATCTACAGTTGCTGCCTATTCTGCAATTACTCATCCCGTCATTCATTCTATCGAACGTGGGATCCTTCGCCATGCAAAGCAAACTCTGACACAGGTTGTGATTGATACAAGTAATTTATACAGTCCTCTTTGTTATTTAGCAACCAAGTACATGACAGATAAATCTCCTTATAATATTATGACCCATCGTCATCCGTATACTGCCGTGTATGACATGTTTCTGACTCCTTACATGTATAAATCCAATCTGAAATTGGGAGAGGTAGGAACCTTGAATGGATCCTCCATTCGTATGTGGAGAGACTACTTTCCTCATGCCTATCTGCATGGATTTGATATTGAACCCTCTGCCATTGAAAAGATCAAAGACATTCCTGGAGTGAAAGGGCATTTAGTAGATGCTTCCATTGGTCTTCGCCCTGTCTTACAAACTGAATGCATGGGGGGAGCCAAATTTGATTTGTTATTTGAAGATGGATCACATCGCTTGGATCATCAATTACTCTTTATTCGTGATGCCATTGATTATGTGAATCCTGGAGGAATGTTGATTATTGAAGATATTTTTCGTGAAATCCCTGCTGCACGGTTTGAAGAAGCCTTAGCATTGGTAAGTGATAAGGTAAAGAAAGCACTCTTAGTGCAACCAGAACACACCTTTCGCTACTCTCCTGGATGGGAAAATGATCGGATTCTGATGATTTGGGTAGCATGAGGACAAATTCTCAAAAGAAAATCGTCGATCTAGGAAATGGCCTCTACTATTGCAACAACCTTTACAGAGCCTCGTTCGTGCGTTGCCCGACGCATGATTGCTGAAGTGAATGCAGCGTTGGCAGCAGAATCACCTGCGCAGGTGAGTTCCCGATTTTCGGACTATCAAAAAGAGTTTCCGAGAATCTTTGCTATGTTACTCACTAGATCATATCCAGAAGATCTATTGGAGATGATGATGAGACAGTTGGAGTCCGTCGAGGACGGGAGAACAAGTCAACATACCGCCTCGGTGCACGTGGGAACCGTTCTGGTGGATCAGTTTGTGAAACCGCAGCTATCGGGTTCTCCCCCCGCAAAGCGGGGGGAGAAGTAAGATAGCTCCTTGCAGCTTGGAAAGAAGTAGCAGGGACTCCGTCCCTGCTACTTCTTTCCAAGCTATGGCTCTCACCCGCGAAGCGGGTGAGAGCCGCAGTTAGCACATTCCCCTCCCGCAAAGCGGGAGGGGAAATGAGCGAACTACTGACCGAAGCGGCGGAGCCGCTTCGGTCTGCAGCTGGAGAAGAAATAATGATTGGATTTGAATCTGGAGGTGGAGTTTCTTTCACTGTTAGGACGGAGCTAATAGGTTGACGAAATCCTTCAAACATTCGTTCTGTAGGAACTCGTTCCGATCGTACTGTCCAGGAGGGAATGCGATGGGTAGGGGGAAGGGGGAGGGTAGGTTTTAAAATTTGAAAAAGATCAATGACTTCTTGGGCCACGTATCGATCCAAATGAATTTCCCATTCTGTTGAAATAGATTCACCGTGTTCTTTACACCATTCCATGGATCGAAGCACATTTTGACGAATTAAAGCTCGTAGTTGAACTGAATTAGAATGTTCTTCTCGAATCAAGGCGATTGTATCGCGAATGATTCGATATTCCTCTTTTTCAATGGCTTCCTGAATCTCCCACATGGTTTGTATCCATTCTTTCGGATATGAATTTTTTAAAAGTGGTAATTTCAAGTTTGCCGTTTCTAATAACTCCACCATTTCTTTTACTCCCGCTTCCTCTCCCAAAAACCCTCTTCCTATAAAATATCGTTCTGCATTTCCAGCGCGACTCGTTCTTGGTTTCATAAAATTCCATTCTCGAAACAAGGAGCAAGTCATCCACAATAAATCTAAGGTTTGTTTTTCGGTAGTATCAAAACATTTAATAATCATAATGCCTCCTTTTTGCAAACACTGAATACCAATTAAAATTTCAGCCACTAACAGTGAAAAGATAGAATCCTCTTGTGCACTGTAATCACCACTAAAATCAAATCCACCATCGGCTGTATATAGATGAACCTTCTTACATTCTTCCAAGAAATGAGTTCTATTTTCTTTTTGTAAAATGTTTCCTGTATCATCTTTACCGTAGGAAATATGTACAGTGGGATGTGTTTCCAGAAAGGTGATTGCTTTTCTCCATCCTGGAACATGTTTTGTAGTACTTTTCAAAGTCATGGCATGACATTCTAAATAGTTCCACTTTATCTTAGTGGCCATCACAGCAATGGCTTCTAAAAACCCTCCTGGGCCTTCTGCACTGTGGGCGGTTTTCAATCCTCCTTCGCGGGTTACAAGACTCGAAAGTTCTTTTGTAAGATTTGCATATTTCCAAAATTCAATCATTTTGAAATAACTTCTAGAAAGGGGGGATCGTGTCGCCACCGATCTTGACGTGCGACGATTCCACGATAAAAAGATATATTCATATGGATTGGTAATCTTTTTATAATCATCCCATTGTCCCTGTTCATAATACATTGTTATTTCTTCTTTTGCAATTGATAGAGATTTATTCTCTAAGGTTCGAATGATATGGGTATCTTTAGGAGAATCTCCACTCCAGGGGATCCATCGTTCTTCAGCGGGGCCGCCTCTCCCTCCTCTCTCCAAAATACTATCCATAGAAGAGTATTGTAGAGATTGTTTAAACTCATACGTAGTATTGGTGTGTCATATTATTTGAAAATCCATTTCGAATTTTATCCCATCCATCCGATGGTTTCCACCAGATCAACCCATCTTTTTCTCTCAGATCAGGTTTGAGCAGTTTTGTTCCTTCGGGATCGTCCACCAATATTTGAATTCGTTCTTGAGCTTTTTTCATAGAGGCCTGGCTGACGGTAGCTGTCCAAAATTGGTAGCGAAAGCGATCTGTTTTCAAGGGGGCTCCTTTGAAGCTTTGTTCATACACCAATGGAAGTGGACGAACATTCAGTAGCTCAGACTTTAAAAACTTGGCTTCTTCCCCAATTTCACGAATGACCGCAGCTTTCATCATCATCATCAGTTTTGATTCAGTGACTCGCTGGTTTGGTACGGCCCCGTACAGTTTTGCTTCTTTCCATTCCATTTGCCCTTTGGGAGGTTCGTACTCTTTTGCAGGATTCTTACCCCATTCATGTACCAAAGCAATGGTCTTTTCATCTCCTACCGGATGGATAAACAGGATGTTACGAATGAAAACACGTTCATTAGAAGGTTGATGAATGTACAGGTACTCTTTTCCACTCGGGAATTTATGGAAATTAATAGTGTGTTTTACAACTCTACGAGTTTTTCCCATTCTACAAAGGAATTTCTTTTATATATTTAGTAATTCTTGAAAAATAGTGATTGATCCGCAATCCAATTATATAATTATAAATAGTATCACGTTTTGCAGGAGCTAATTTCTCCAATAATTCTTTATATTGTTTTGCAACTTGAAATACTCTGGGTAAATTCTTTTTATAGTATTGTTTTACATTATTCAACATTTCTTGAACAGAAGGTTTGCAAGGAACTCCCAAACTAGTATAATAAGTTTCAGGTTTACAAGAGGTATACCAATTTAACAATATAGCTTGTTGTTTTTTTGTGATTCCTTTATATTTTCTAAAGGTGCAACCTATTACATTCACCATAGTTGGTGTATCAGCAATATAAAGGGATGGTTTTATTGCAAAAAAAGTTGATACAAACGAGATGAATTCGCATACGATTGCACTTTGGGTACCATATAGTTGAATGGAGAGAGATCCTTCTTTTTTCAAACAATGAGTTGCCATTAAAACATAGAGAGAATTCCATTTTACACTTACAGAATCTCGTCCACGATATTTCAATGCTTTATAATCTTTATATTCAAATGCATTCTCTGCAATTAATAATAATTTGATACTATCGTATGTATTTCGTTTTAATGAACGATAGGATTCAGTTTCGAGAGATTCCAATGTTTCAGTGAGGAAGGGTGATTTCTTAGATTCAGCTGTAGATGTTATAGACAATTGATCAAATGTTTTTAAATGGGGAGAAATAAGTTCCTTCATTGTATCAAATGTAGTAGTATGATATTTCATTTGTACTTCGCCAATAGACATTTTTAATATACTAGAAATATCAGAATCATGGCGACGCCCTTCTAAAACTTCACTTGGGTTTAAATATATAAATGCCAATTTCTTATCAGCTGGATGTTTTATAGTAGGCATACTAGCTGGTATTATTATTTTTGAAAATATTTCTTGATTTGATGGCATTATTTTATGTATTTCTTCTTCTAATTCATCTTCGGCTGAAAAGGATGGAACGGTAGTAAATTCTAGTTCTCCAATAGTTCGAATTGCTTTACGAGTAGATCGACTTGAACTTGATGAATAAATATGTAGATTTGGTAAACTAAAAATAGCGTCACTTAATGTGAGTACTTTTTTCATGACGACGGACCAATCTTTATAATTTAGTGTAGGGGTAATCCATTTGGATCGGTCTAATTTTTGAACATAGGCTTGACGATCAATATAAATAACGCGTAATTCAGGAGCATAACTTCGAATAAAACTATCAATGGCTAAACGAGGGCGAAAGAATTCTTGTTCCAAATCATCCCATCGATAATCGTCAAAAACAACAATGCCATTTTCTTTCATTAATTTCCAAACTAATACAGCATCGCTTAGAACATCTCTAGCTTCATGAGATGCGTCAATATAGGCAAAATGAATGGACTCCTTTCCAATGGAGTCTAGGAGGTGATGTAAGCCATCTTCACTTTTCATTTTCAATGTCACCAATTGATCCTCTCGTCCAGTATCTTTAACACGTCGTCGAAAGGTTTCTTCCACTTCATTAAAATCAGTCCCTACGTATTCAGGTGAGCCTTCCCATGTATCAATGGCATAGACTCGGGACTCAGGATGGGTGGCTAAATTCTTTAACATCCATTTTGTAGCGGATCCTTCATAGGAACCAACTTCTAAAATTTTAATGGGACCTTTCAAATTTGCAATGGGTTGTAAATATTTGTCCCAATGAATCCATCCTGTGTTTAACATTTCCCTATTGGTAGAGAAGAAAAACTATAACCCCCTTCAGGAATTATAGCAGAAATACTACGCCTCCTAGGGCAGCAATTGGAATACCAATTACTAGGAGCGGAATCATTGTAAGAGCAAACCCACAAACAGTCATGGCCACCCCTCCTGCAATTGTGAAAAGAGATAGAATTTGTTTGGGAGACATTTTAATGGTATTTTGAAGTTTGGTAGAAGATTCTTCATTTTTATTAAAAATAAAAAAAATCCCTTCTACACTAAAAAGTGTAGAAGGGATTATATTTTGTGGAAGGCGGGATTCGAACCCGCGCGGATGTTATCCATACCCTCTTAAGGGGCACCTTTTCGACCTCTCAAGCACTCCCACGTATAGATTTACGCTTAGAATCTTTAGACCTTTTTTACTCTATTGTTAGGGTAGCGGAAGGTCCCTCTTTTTTCCAAACAAATCCTCCTGCTGTTTTGCTTTTTCCACTTACACACATTTGTATAGCAGATTTTGACATACCGATTTGACGAGCTGCTTCTGCACAGCTGGGATACAATTTTAGCAATGTTCCTTCCTTTGTAAATTGTTGCACCTTAGTTCCAACAGCTTTAGCCATACTTTCACGGTGTTTAACAATATGTACAGTTTTAGAAGAATCATCAAGAGTTTTAAAATACTTTTTTACACCTGCACTAATTTTGGCATTTACTTCTTTAGCTTTTTCTTTATCATGAGCAGCTCCCCCCACTCGTTTTTCTGCTACAGCTAATTTAAATTTTTCAGACATTTTAACTTTTGCACCCCAATCAACTTTTGAATCTTTCACTTCTTTCATCTGCAATAAAGCTCGTTCAGAACATTTCTTTCTTTCTGCAGGATCTTCAAATCTCTTTCGAGTTACCTCAGAAATCTTTTCACATACTTCAGGAGTATGCTGTTTTCCTTTGAATCCGCCACCCTCTCCTCCTTCCAAAATATTATATCCATTGGGAACAACGGAATTATATTTTTTTATATAATGCCGTTCATGTGCAAATCTGTCTTCATCAAAACAAATAATCAAAAGTTCAAATGTAAAATTCTCAATTCCATACTTTACGACAGCATCGCGCAGAGCAGGACATCCACGGCCTTTTGAGATAGTATATTTATGTTGTTTCCATCGAATCTCTGGTGAACTCTCTTTTGTTTCCCCAATGTAACACTTTTTTGATATCTTATTCGTTATTTTATAAATAAACCCCATTTCCTTAGTATATTAAAGTGTTGAACCTTTAGGTAGTATGTCCGAGTGGTTAACGTATTGGATAAGCATACATTGGATAAATTTGTTCTGATGTAGGAATCACGTATATATCATCTACATGCAATGCGTTGTATCCTTTGGGAGGATGCATATAGGTTGGTTTCGAATATCCAAAATCTTCTTCCATTACCATTTCATTTGGATTGGAAGAATTTAATTTCTTTTTATTATATTTTACAAGACTCACAATAATATAATTATTTGTTTTAGAAGCATATGTATAAACATCTTCTACTTTAGTAGAAAAATTTACACCCGCTCCAAATGCTTTCATACGAGATTTAGAAGGATTAAATCCATTTTTTAATATACTTATAGCATTTGCTTTGGAAGTATTGTGGTACATCACTTCCATGTGTTTAGCTTTGTATGTATGAAATTTAGTAAGTAAATCGGGATTTATGCATTCTAAAAATGTATGTTTATTCTTTCGAGTCTTCATCTACTTTTCATTTAGTTTTACTCCACTACCAATTCGACTTCAAAGTCTTCCTCTTCGACAGCGGTTTGAACTTCAGTAGAAGCAGGAACGGCAATATCGAGGGCTTGGAAGGCCGAACCTTTCGGAGCATAGAGTTTAGAATCAATTTGTTCTTGAGTCAAGTCTTCTTGCATTTCCAAAATGGCGGAGGGGGGAGGAGGTGCATCTTTGCGCATCTGGATGGCAGCGACTTCATCATAGAGAACATCACTGAAGGAGGTTCCACCACGAATCACCGACCCTAACATGATATTGGCGCTGACGCCCAGAATGGGGTCGCGTTCTCCATAGAGAGCGGACTTGAGCATGATTTCCTCCGTTTGTTCGAAGGAGGCTTTGGCAAGGGTACCGATATCAAGCTTGTTGACACCGTAGCGATCGCAGCTCATGAGACGACCTTTTGCCGTCATGCGATCCACTAACATACCCGTATGACGGGTATGAATACTTGAAGAGATGGTTCCTGTTAGTTCTTTTAGAAGAAGGGCTCTTGCTGCTTCAATTCCAAAATTTTCATACATATCATAAACATTGTTACTATAGGCACGAGTTGGATCTACGCTCGGATGGCAGAGAATCTCCAAGAGATTGCTACCATCGCTCACCAAGACAAATTGATCAATTGCCTTATAAGCACCGTCAATTAGTTCTAGATCCTGATTCACTTTCTTGAATCCTACACTGCGAAGACCTGGAATACCTCTTACCGCAGTGGTTGTCAGAATCTTATTCTGTAATTGTTTCAATACAATCAATTGATCGTTCATTGAATCCATAGAATCAGTCAACCGAAGACGGAAGACTAACTGGGATGCGTTAAAATCGCTGTACATGGTGGATGTGTTTACCTTCATACTCACTTTGAGCACATAGGCAATATCATCCATTGAAATATTTTTAGCAAACATCTTTTCACGATCAAGTTCAAAGCGAAGTAACCAAGGAGATTTCTTTGCAGTTTCCTTGTTAACAATGGCTTCATAGGCAGCAAAGTAAGCCAACCATTCACTATCCTCTTGAATCAAAGTCATATCATCGCGAGGATCGTAATAAATGGAACTTGTTGTAACAAGATCTTGAAGAAGGGTAAATTCCATAGATTGGGCGGCCATTCGGGCAGCTTCTTTGGACTCTCGCAAATCTTTGCGGAGTGGAATTGTACATTCAATGACTTTTGGATTTTTGGTGACCTTGAGAAGTTCATCCAAACGAGGAACACCCGCAGTCATGTTAGAGGCACCTGCCGTGTGGAAGGTACGCAGAGTCATTTGGGTAATAACTTCACCAATTGATTGAGCTGAAATAACTCCTACCGGTTGGCCTGGTTCGACCCATGCCTTCCAATGAGTTAGAATAATTTTCTGAGCTAATGCATCGAGTGCGAGTTTAGTAAAGCCAAGCTCCTTCAGCTTGTGAGGAGCAAGTGTAAACCGAAGCAGAATACCCCACACATTGTGGGTGCGTGTCTTTTGCATAATAGCCTCGTGAGCATCCAAGATTTGATCTCCTGTGACAGTCGCTGTCTTGGGCTTCAATTGAAATCCTGTAGTAATTTCTTCTACTAATCGTTTCAGATTGACAGGATACAATACGCGAGTACTCTTTTGGTAATTAAACACCTTTTCAACCAATAGTTTTTGATCGGCTACAATTTGGTTAGTATAATTAACTTGACGATCCCCCGTAGCATCTGGTACAATATAGGCTGCACGGATCTGCGTTTCGGTTAGGTTGATCAAATCAATGAATTGAGATTCAATTCGTGTGGCATTCATACCATCTTCACCATAGGCAAACTGGATGATGGTACCGGTAGAATCTCTTACCGATCCATCGTGTTGGGCTACCAGGTCTTCCATGGCAACACGAATACGACGCTGGATATATCCAGTTTGTGCCGTATCTAACACTCCCAACCCATTTGCTAGGCAGAAATTAAGTGTAGATGGAACCGTTACATCATATAATTTAGTATATTTGCTAGTATCTGTAAGAATTGTAATTTCTGAAATAGGATCCAGGATTACATCCTTCTGTTCCATAAAATTTCTATGGACAGTGGATGCCTTCATGGATTGCTTTTTCAATTCCTTCTCATTGTGTACGAATGATATCTTTTTAGCGAAGGTAGTTGCCCACTGTCCACGAATTTCAATATGGTAGGCAGGTGCAATCACCTTTGTTCCAAAATTATTAGATTTCAATTGAGTCATACGAATCTTGCCAAAGATTCCTAGGCGAGAGCACAATGAGCTAATCCCCTCAATAAGAATAGGGGATGTGCTTACAGCTGCAATACAATTGCTACCGACGGTTCCATCTCCTGAGAAATACCCATTCAATAACCCTGTAATAAACTCTTCAGGAGCAGTAAATGCTTCCTTGGGTATATATTTCTTATAACAGGTATGCCCAACAAACTTATGCAAGAACTTTGCAAGTAGGACTGAACGTCCTCGTAGTTCGGTAGTAGTACCACCCATCTTATTTGTTGTAATTGCTTCACTCCAATTGAAATGATTCTTCTCAAACCACTTCTTTACAAAGGTTCGCACATGTTCATCATTATTTGTAATTTGCACATATCCACTTGGAATATCAGCATTTCCCTCTGCGAGGAATAGTCCAATAAAGATACCATTCTCATGCGAAAGTTCAAATCGATCTGCAAGTGGAAACTCACGTGTCTTGTTGAATGGATAAATATAGCCAGATTTAATTTCTGACATTTTGGATCGACCTAACGCTCTAGTTACCTTTGCCTTATCACTATAAGGCAACGTAAAGGATGAGCCATTGTGAGTCTTCCACCATCCACGAGGTATTTTAACTCGTGAAGTCATTTCAGTTTCAATCATTTCAGATGCTTTAAGGAAATCAGATCCATGTAGAAATTCATTCTTTGGGAAATAATCAATCATGTTTACATAATTATGAATAATAGGAGGTTCCTGCAGCTTTGCAGTGACAGGAACAAATTCTCCAATTTTAACCTCTGGAGTGGGCTTTGCCACAAAGGTTGACGTCTTTTCGTTCCAAACCAAAATTGATTTAGATTCAGGAACAATTACTTTACGACCACTAGCAGTTTTCACCTCATAGAGGGTTTTACCAGGGTCATGGCGCGTAATAGCTGAGAGAATTTCCCATGAAATACCTCCCTTTGCATCAGGAGTTGGAATATATACCTCATGGGGAAGATTATATAATTCAAGATTTGCAACTTCATGATGTTCAATTTCTTTTTCATCTACGTTAGCGAGGTGAGCGTCAATCCAGTCCCCGATAGGAACGTGCTTTGCAACTCCCTCTTCGAGAATTAAAATCATTGTATCTCCTGTAACAGACTTAACAGCTGTATCAATCATACCTTCACGGCCTGAAATAGCGTGAAAGAAGAATTCGTCAGGCTCTAACCCATCCATGAAGGAAGAGTTAATAAAGCCACGAGCACGGGCAGAATCATCAAACCGTTTAAAATGGGGCAATGTACGATTCTGAAATCCGTAAGGAACTCGCTTTCCTTCAATCACTTGTTGGCCAAGTACAGCAATCATTTGACTGACGTTCAAATTAGAACCTTTGGCGCCTGACTTAATCATATTCGTCATACGGTTATTATCCGCTAACGACTTTGTAGTAATACCACCGGCTTCATCTGTAGCTTTCTTTAGTGTACCAATCATCTTCATTTCAAAGTTTTCTTGGTTGGAACGACCGCTTGAGTTCTCAAAGAGACCCGTATGGACCTGAAGAATCATATCTTCCGTCTTATTGGTAATATTTTTAATAGCTTCTGTAAATTTCTGTTTAGTACCTTCATCGGCAACCAAATCGCTAATACCGACTGAGAAGCCGGTGTTCATCAAATACTGACCCATCATTGCCTGTAAAGCATCAATGAAATCAATGGTAGCATCGGGGCCATAATCATTATACATAATATGAATCAAATTCTTTGAGAATACGTCAGAATCCAGCATCCCCTTGCTGAGGATACCACGCTTGATTTCCACTTCCTGATCTTGTCCATTTTTCATGGATAGGTTGAGAGGGGGAAGAATAGCGCTAATCAGTTGCGATCCCGTCCACATGGGTTGAGGGACGGTGACGGCGGGTTCTGGTAGTTTTCCGTTCCACATCTTGGAGAAGACGAGAAGATTCATGGCATCCTTGCGAGAGAAGGCCACGGTGGGACGGGTAAATCGATTGGATCCCAACAGAGCATCCTGTAAAATCCCAATAATGGGCAAGGAGTTCTGCGGAGAAATAATTTGTTGTGGAATCGATGCAATCATTCGTAATTCTATTGCTGCTTCCACGGATTGTGGACAGTGAATATTCATTTCGTCGCCATCAAACATAGCGGAATACCCTGTTTTTCAACAGGGAGTAGACTTTATCTTAAGCTCACTCTAGAACCGACCACCGTAAAGTCGTTGCTCCTTCCTCACGCTTTTACACAGAGAGGCTTGGGTCAGGATTGCCCATTTCTTACTCCTTCCACCGGAGCTCGAATCATAAAACGTTGTTACCATCTCCATTGCGGTCTTTCTCCGCGGCCAGAACAAGTTTTCACTTGTTCCTTGGTAGTTTTATGCTTTAGGGGTTCCCCTGAATTTGGTGGTCTCGCATCCCTATAGGATACTAGACGATTGTATTAGTTGATGCACATGAAATGAGAATGTACACCATCTAGAAGCAATTACACTGTTTTCCCTATAAAGTTTTTGCTTCAACTTTAAGGCAGTCGCCTGTTGCTGACATTGATAGACTGTCTTCAAAAGAAGCAGTTGCATGTATTTCTAGTATAGAATCTTTAATTAGTTTGGCAGTTTTATAGGCATCTTCATGTTTTACGGTCTTTCCACCAAAACACATACGCATCATTCCATCTTTATGCTTAATGTAGAGTGCCACAAGAGAATTGAACTTTGCAATCCGTAGAGATTTTACTTCTAAGGTTCGCGTTTCTTCAATCTTCTCACGGTATTTACGCAAAGGATCTTCTGCAATTTCTTCTACAATATCAATTCCCTCTTCAGCAAATCTTGCTGCAAAGTCTTTGGCTTCTTCCAATGCTTTTGCGTAATCGCATGTAGCACTTTGACCAAATGTAATGCGAACAGGATCCGCTTTTTTTTGATCAAGATAAACATATATAATCTTTGGAGCACCACCTGACTTGATCGAAGTAATTCTTACTTTGTTTGTTGTCGGTAGGTAATGCTCTGCTAATGTAGTATGTTCTCGGTGTTTGCATCGTGAATGACGCATAACATTGTAGCCATGGGGAATAATTGTGTTGAGAGTTGTAATCCAATGCGCTTCTCGTTCATCAAGAGTATTTTCTGGAAGATCTTTTTCAAGACATGTAAGTTCGAAATCGTCTGCTCCAAACTCCAAAATTGCTTTCGCTAATGGAGTTTTTGCGCCTCGAAAGGCAGAACTGACATGATCGGACCAACGCCCAGAAATTCCATATCGATATGGTTTTTCATCGCGTGTCTTGGTATTTTGTGTTTGACCAATGTATTCTTTTCCTGATGTTTTATTTTTTGCTTTATAAATGCTGCCAAGCATCTTGTTCTATACTAGTATAATGCAGACTTTCTTTAGGTCGACTTCAATTTTTTATCAGCATTGTATGGCTTGACAGCCGCAGGATTGAGACGAAACGTTTTGTAAGGGAGAACCCGTACAATATGTCCCATCATGCTCATGCGGTGAAGAGAAGGCTGTCGGTTAAACAGCACAATGTCTCCGTCCATCAGATGCCGATGTACGACATCACCTTGAAATAACAATTGTTCTTTTAGTTTGGAATGTTTTAGCATGATGGTACGACCATCATTTCCGCGTTGAATTGTTTTTGCACCAGGATACACATCCGGCCCATTTTGAACCAGAGCATAAAGCTTCTTACGATTATATTCAGTAACACGTTCAGGAAATGTTAAATTCATAGCAATTTCAAAAGGAACCCCAATTTCACTGACCGAAATATTTGGATCAGGTGAAATAACGGAACGGGCCGAGAACTCGACACGCTTTCCTTGCAAATTGTTACGAATGCGACCATCTTTGGACCCTAGTCGCTGTTGCAATGATTTCAGAAGTCGCCCACTCCGTTGAGCGGAGGGACTGACCCCTGGAATATTATTATTCACGAGAGTGGCTATATGATACTGCAATAATTCAGTATAATCATTAATAGATTTCTTGGTAGGATCGGCCACCATGAGCTTATGCAGCTCTTTGTTGGCCTTAATAATATCAGCCAACTTGGCCGTCAAATCATCTTCGGATTGCTGATTGTTGTCTTGCATAACGGAAGGGCGGACTTGGGGAGGAGGAATAGGAAGAATGGTGCAGATGAGCCAATCAGGGCGACACCAGTGACGGCTGTAGCCCATGAATTCAACATCTTCATCGGTAATTTTTTTGAATAACTTATGAACATACTCCGGAAGGAGATACATACTATATTCGGCTTTACCATCTTTGGACATCGTCGCACCTGGGATTCCACCTCCGGGCGCTTCAAAATCTTTCCAATCAGCGAAAATCTTGTGGATGGATTCTTCTCGATACCGATTGGGTTGGCGGGAGCCACATCCATCTTCTGTATCTTCTCCGCAACGAGTAATCTTTTGAGACGCCTCCAATACCATCTTCCACCGTGGCTCTCCCTTCAATCGAAGAAAGGCCTTGTTCTTCTCCTTGTCAATCAATAACTTACTACATTTGAAACAAATGCAGTGAAGAATTTTTACAACTTGTTTGAAGAATTGTGTATAATAAACGGGTCGAGCCAATACATAATGTCCAAAATGCCCAGGGCACCCGTGATTTGTTTGACTACAGGTTTGGCATTTCTTTTCATTCTTGAGAACTCCCAAGCGAGGATCCGATAAACCTCCTTTGACAGTATCTGCCGTGGAAGCTGATGTAATTTCAACTACCGATCGGCGTTTAATCTCATCAGGACTAAAGACTCCGAATTGAACTCCCACAATCGCCTCCGTGTCGGAGGAGTGTTGGAGACGTGACATCCCTTCTATTCTTTTATCGTAGATGGTTTTAGATCAAATGTTGATCAATTTTAAAAGTAGTCAGGTGTATACTTTATCCTTGTTCTAGTAGAATGACAACTGTATTTATATTAAAAACCGATGTAGAGGCTTTTACAAAAAATCCAACTAAGCTATTGTATCATACAATGATTGATAATGCAACCGGTGAGGGTGGACCCGATCGTATTAGTATTTTTTTAAACCAGTTAAAAGGTACATCCCAGGAAGTGGTTGCTGTAAGTAAAGTAGTAGCAGTTACACCTTCAACCTCTGCTTCAACCTCTGCTTCAACCTCTGCTTCAACCTCTGCTTCAACCTCTGCTTCAACCTCTGCTTCAACCTCTGCTTCAACCTCTGCTTCAACCTCTGCTTCAACCTCTGCTT